TGCGAGCTTCTCGGTCAGGCGCGTCACCTGCTTCGCGAGGTTGTTGATCTGCTGGGCTGGCGTTGCGCCACTGGCGGGGAGTTGGTTGGTCATTGCATCAAGCCTTCTGAGTCCGTGTCTGGGTTTGGAACACCGGTGATGATCTGAACAGTGCCATTGCCGGTCTGCTCGACCTGCCGCTTCTCGGCGTATCGGTGCGTCCAACGTGACAACATGCGGATGCGCGCGTCAATCTGGTAGCGAATCTCCGTGAACAGCTTCACGAGTTCGGGCTCGCCGTCGGCGATCTCGATGACTTGGTCGGCGAGCGTGTCGTAGAGCGCGCTGGTTGCGGCGTGGTAGTCGTTTGCGAACTCTTCGTCGTCTGCTCGCCACATGTCGACCAGGCGCCGTGACGGCGTGTTCGGCATGCGCAGCATCTTCGACAGCATCTGCCCTGAGTCGAGCCACGCGATAACGACGGGCTTCCATTCCTTCGGGTCGAACTTGAGCTTGCTGCTGCCGAGCAGACCGCTCAACGACTCAGTGAGCTTCTCGTCGGGCCTGATCGGCCACTCGCTGCGGGGCTTTGTCGCCTTGTGCTTCGATGGCGACGCGACCTTCTTGGTTACGCGCTTCCTAGGCATGGAGTCGTGTCCATGGCCGTGCCGGCGGCAACGATGTGCGCGTCAACTGCGACAACTGTTCGAGCGCGCGATACGTGCGTTCGTTCGTGATGAACATAGATGGCCGGTTCACCATGCGCCCACCCTTCGGCACACGCTCCAGCGCTGCATACATCTCACTGAAGAGGTTGGGCATCTTCGGCACTTCGCGGCGCAGGAAAGCTTCGTTGAGTTCGCGCACCTCGGTCGCTGTGAGTGGCTCGTTGAGGCCCGCGCGCGAGCCTTCAGGAAAGATGCTCGGCGTGTTTGACTCACGCAGCACGGTCGGCGCCACGGCCGCAGCGACTGCGCTCTTCAACACACCAGCGATGAATGTTCGGCGGTTCATGGTTGCAGAGCCTTGGCGATCGCGTCCGCCACTTCGTCAATCGACTTCTCGTGGATGGTGTATTCCTCGTCGGGTGCGACCGCAACGCGCACCACGGTCGTCTTGCCTTCCCACGGCAAGACGTCGAGGCCGACCACGTTCGATGCCTTGAACATGACCGGGTGTCTCTCCCCGTTGTCGAAGCGCACGAAGCCCGGGATCGCTCCCGTCTCCGGCATGTAAATGCCTGCGTCGTTGGGTTTCATTTGGTCTCTCTTTCGGCTGTGCACGGCTTGTGTTCACCGCACCCACGCGTATCGGGCAATACCGGGTAGGCGGCGCGGTCCGGGCTGAGGCCGGTGTTCGTCACGAACGACGGCGGGTGCCTACGGCACACATACCCGGCGCCCTCGCTGTGGTTGGGTTGGCAGTGTTCGCATGACAGGCAGCTCGGCAGGACGGACGGCATGCTGAAAGTCTGCCACAATCGGCCCCGATCAGTCAAGTAGCGGTGAGTGCTTCTCGATCGTGACGGCCGCTCCCAGTCGACAGGCTGATCCCACACCTGCTGCGTGATTCCGTAAGGCGGGTCCGACAGGACCAACGCAGGCCGTTCGTGTCCGAGCATCAGCGAGAAGCAGTCACCGAGAAGTTTCGTGTGCATAGGTCAGTCCAACAGTCTCGACGGCCTGTCGAAGAGCCACTCACGCACCGCAGCCATCGGGCGGAACTCAGCAACCACCACACCACCCTTGCGCTTGCTACACCGCACGGGCAGCGCTGCGTCGATGACGCCGTCGTCCTGGCCGCACACTTCGAACAGTCCGTCCAAGTAGCCCTTGCACGCCGCGTGTGCGTTGTCGATGTCGAAGCCGCCGAGTCGCGGCGGGTGGAATCTCAGCACCACGAACAGCGGGCCTTCGGGCAACACCAGGTCCTGCTGGAACGCGCAGAGCGAGGCGACTCGACGCGACTCTTTGCGCGCCTTCTGACGCACGAATCTGTTCTTCGTTCGGTTCGGCCAGTTGTTCGTCGGGGGCCACGGCAATCGAATGGTTGCTGTCATCACCGGTGGCTGGTAGTTCCCGTTTCGAAGGCGGAACGACCAGAGCTTCCCGAGCGACGTGATGTAGTTCCGCCTGGTAGTTCCGGAAAATCCCCCCTAAAGGGGGGTTTGGAACCTCCCCTTTTTGGGGGTGATTTCCTCCACCCGGAACCCAGTTCCCGGAACGACCTGGGAACTACCAGGGAACTACCAGAAAGATTGATCATCCGAGTAGCCCGCTCCGTTCGGGCAGGCGGAAAAGCTTAGCGTTCTTCGGCCCGATCTCGACGATGAGTCTGCCCGAATCAACTGCCACAATGAGTGCCTTGTTCATGTCGACGTTACGTCCGGCGACCATCGCTTTGAGGTCGGCTTGTTTGACGCCCGGCTTCTTTTCAACGACCTTCTCGAACTCAGCGATCAGGCGGTCGATCTTGGCTTCGTCCGTCTCCCGGCGTCGGTTCTCGTCCAGTGCTTCACGTGCTGCGCGGTCGCTGTCCGACTCGACTGACAGGTGCCCTTCCTTGCCGCGCATGAGCAACACCGGCTCTGGGCTGGGTGGCGCGTAGTTGTTCTTCTGGACCTCGAACAGCACGCGGCCGTCGTCGCGGCTCAGCATCGAGGCGCCGAAGCGCACGGCATCGATCAGGCCTGTGACGCCACGCTGCTCGGCGCTGCCTTGCGCTCTCGCGGCCTTGCTCGTGTGGCCGACGCCGAGCACGGTCGGGTTGCCCGGGGCCGCTGCGTAGCGCTCGAGCTCCTGCACGAAGCGTGTGGCGAGGATGTTGTCACCTTCGACGTTGACGCCACAGAAGCGGCTGATCGGGTCAACGATGACGAGCCCCCAGTCTTCACCCGCGTCGAGCCGCTGCATCAGAGCGTCGCTGTGCGGTGTGCTCAGCATGGCGCCGTTCTTGTTCTGGCTGAGGAAGGGCAGCGCGTGGCCGGCGAGGGGCACGCATTCGACGCGTGCTGCGACTTCTGCCCGCTCGGCTAGCGAGAGACCCATGGCGTGCATCGTGTGCCACAGCTTGCGCTGGACCTCGTCGACGTCTTCCTCGCCCATCAAGAACAGCACGCGCTTGCCGCAGTCATCACCGCCGACGCGGAAGTGGTCGAACCAGCGCCGGCCAGTCGCGACGCTGATCGCGAGCTGCACAAGAGCGGTGGTCTTCCCCGTGCCGCCAGCTGCGCTGATCAGACCAGCTTTGCCGAGCGGTAGGAGACCGGTGCCATCCGGATGCTTGATCAGGTAGACACGACGCGGCGGCTCAACACCCATCGCTATCGGCGCTTCGATCTGCGCGATCGGGCTCTTCGCGGCCTGCTTCGCACGTTCACTGTTGAGCGCATCGTTCGCAGCTTTGATCGACGCCTCGACCTGCGCTTGCATCTCGTCTTCGTCGATCTCGTCGAAGACCTCGCCGGGGTTCAGGACGTAGGTCTTGCCGCACGTGCGCAGCAGCTCTTCTCTGACCCAATCCTCGCGCTCGTATTTGCCCGGGTCCTTGCTGTTCTCGATGTCGCCGTGACCCCAGGCAGTGCGATCGAGCAGGAACTGCAGGGCTTGCTCGCCGTGGCCGTTCGCAGCGACGAGTGCACGTTGTTCGAGTTCGAAGTAGGCTTCGCTGGCGCTCTCGAATAGCTCGTTCCGGCCGTTCTTGGCTTCTTCCCAGTCGCCATCGATCAACGTCACACCGTTCGGCTGCGAGCGCAGAGCGACGTCGATCACGTCGAGCGACGGCTCGTCGCCTGTGCCTTCGGGTAGGTCGACGAGTTCTTCTCCAGCGGCTGCGTAATCGATCGGGAAGTCGAAGTGCTCGAAGACCTTCTCGATCGATTCGATGCGCATCACTTCGGTCGCGGTGCCGACCAGGTGGTTGCCGGTTACCGTGACGTAGCCACCGCCGTGCGCGCCGATGCCGAAGAGCTGACACTCGACCTTCTTGGTGCACCCTTCGATGCCGCCGCCAGTCACGGGGATCACCGACCGGATGCGCCTTTCGGGCAAGCGCTTGACCAACACCCACTGCCGCAAGCCGTAGCCGCTAGGGCTGATCTCGGTGAAGCTGTTGCCGAACGCCTCGACCGCGTCGATCGCCCACGGGCTTACTCCACCGGTGTTGGGGTCGTGGCAGTTGTCGTAGTCGAAGGCTACGAGGTAGCCGCGCGGCGTCTTGACCCGCCCACCGGTGATGAACCCGATGCCTTGCTTGCTGGTGCACTTCTGCTTGACCGCGTCGAAGGCGCGTTGCGCGTCTTCGTCCTTGGTGCTGCAGTCGGGGCGTTTTGTCAGGTCGCCCGCCCGGTTCTGGGAGAGCTTCCAGCAGCACCAGCGAGGTGTTTCGCGCAAGATGCGGGGGATGAAACGTTGCGGGGATTGGCTCTTCGGCGTAGCATCTGTAATTGACATCAGTGTCAGAACTTCATTGCCGAGGCCCGCTGCGACCGAAAGGACGTAGCGGGCCTCGTCTTTTGACGGCGGGTGGCGAACCGTAGCACTTTTCGAAATCCGTTACTAGCGGTTGCAACCAGACTCGACCAGACATATGGTCGGGTTCCATGGAGTTCAACATCGACCCGAATCTTCCGGTAGGGTCCGCCCCGCTGGCCCCCGGCCCGTGCACCCTGAAAGTCATCGCGACATGCAACCAGTTGTTGCAGCGCCTGGGGCACAACGCAAGACCTCGCGATTTCGTCGTCTCGCAGGAGACCTACGACGCGATACTCAGCGACTACGACGACGAGGTCGTCACCAAACAGCAGAAGACCCACTACTTGGCGATTCTGGGTGTGAGGATCTCCGTCGACAGCGGGCTTGTCGACGGAGCAGGTGTGATGCTGCGCACGTGGGTGTCTGAGTCCGAGACCATGACGTTCGGCGGTAAGGTGCTCTGATGAACGCCTACTGGAAAGCCCGCCTCGAAATCGTCGGTGGCGTCGAGAAGTTCCGCGACGACCTGAAGGCGCTAGGGCCGAGGGGCAAGTTCGGCTCGATGTTCGAAGAAAGCGGGTCGATCCGACTCGCGCTCGATCTCGCCAGCTTGGCGTTGGACACGTTGACGCGACCGCCACTCTTCGGCGTGAAGCCCGACCCCAAGGGTGAGCCTCTGCAGTGCGAACCTGGAACGGCCGTCACGGAATCTGGCACTGTCGAGATGCTACGTTGCGAGAACTGCACCGCGCTGCTCGAAGCCGTTGACGTTGTGCTCGCGTCACCGAGGACGGCCCGCGGGGTGTTCTGCTCACCTCAACTAGACGTAGTCAACCATCACAAAGTCCCCTCGTGCGACATGCACGCACTGGAAGAAGCCGCAGCAAAGGCAAGACTGTGAACTGGCTCACCGTTCCAGACTTCCCGAACTACGAGGTCAGCGACCACGGCACTGTGCGCAATCGACGCACGGGCCGTGTGCTGAAGCAGTGGAAGGTGTCGCCGGCAGGCTTCCCGCACCTGACCTACATGAAGACTGCGCTGTGGAAGAACAACGCGCGCAAGCACTTCTTCGTTCACCGGCTGGTGTTGATGGTGTTCTTCGGCCCTGGGCCGGAAGGCTGCCCCGACGTCTGCCACCGCAACCACGACTCGCACGACAACCGGCTCGCGAACCTCGCTTGGGGTTCACGGCTCGACAACGTGCGGGACGCTTTCAGTCGCGAAGGTGTGGAAGCACGTCGCGACATCCAACAAGACCGCGCCATCTTCGACGAAGCCAACGGCGCGGAGTTGACCGACTGTTCGGTCGCAGGAGTTCCGTTCTGATGAAAGAGTCGAAGCACAATCTCTTGCTGTTGCTGCGCACGTGCCAAGCGTTGAACGCAACCTGCGGCTCGATCAACGCAACCGCAGGTTTGTTAGCTGAATCAGCCGACAACACCAACGTTGTCGCGAAGTGCACCGAGGTCGACGAAGATTGCGAGAAGATGGACACGTGGCTAAACGCGCAGATCGCAGCGGTGGAGGCCGCAGGGTCGTGAGCAGTTTGGTCGAGTTCATCGGCGGCCCCATGGATGGTGCGCAGGCTGCCTCGCCGATCGGCACGCCTGAGACGATCCTCGTCCCTGTCAACATGTCCGTTGTGGAAGCGTTGCAGACCCTCGCCGCGGGCGGTCTGCCGCGACGCAACGCGCGCTACATCAGAGGCGACTTGAACGCCAACCCGTGCGAGTGCGGCGGGTGTCCGCCGGTCCGTCGCTACCACTTCGAGAAGACCACGCAGTCGTGAACCCATGTATCAGACCTACATCGTCAAAGTCGAAGGCAACCTCACCTTCGTCGTCAGCGCGCCCAGCGCTCTGCAGGCCCAAGGTAAGTCGGCCAAGCTCATCATGCGAGGCATGAAGAAACGAGCACAAGAACGCAGAGACCCGAAACTGATGCCCGACTTCGAGCAGATCCTCGACACGATTGACGTTGAGCGCGTCCCGCCCGGCAAGGTGTATTGCCCATTCAACACTTTGGCCGATTTCGGCATCCCAGAAGGTTTGGCCGACTAATGCGGCTCTATCCGTTCCAAGAAGAAGCCGTCGAACACCTGACGAGTCGGCGGCACGCATGCCTCGCCGATGACCAAGGTCTCGGGAAGACGATCAGTGCGGCGGTCGCTGCGAAGAGGCTCGGCGTGCGGAACATCAAGGTCATCGCACCGAGCGTTGCGTTGTGGAACTGGCAGCGCGAGCTGGCGAAGTGGCACGGCACGCAAGCGGTGATCGTCGACTCGACGGCCGCTGCGATCGATGCGTGGCAGAGCGACAGCATGGTCACGTCGCACTCGCTCGTGCTCAGCGACGATGTGCGCCAGAAGTTGAAGCGTGCCGACTTGCTGATCGTCGACGAGTCGCAATTCTTCATGCGCAAGAACACCGAACACGAGTCGATGCGCAGCCGCCACCTGTTCGTGAACCTCGTGCCGTTCGCTCACCGCGTGTGGATGTTGTCGGGCACGCCAGCACCTAACGGTATGGCGTGCGAGTTGTGGTCGATGCTGCACGCGCTGATGCCGGACGAGTTCTCCGAAACCTTCGGTGCTTTCCGTGCGCGCTACAACATCACAAAAACCACGATCCATGGCGACGGCATCAAGCCGATCGGTAACCGGAACATGGCCGAGTTGAAGCGTCGGCAGGCGGGCTTCATGCTGCGTCGGTTGAAGAAGAACGTGTTGCCCGATCTGCCGCCACGGCGTGTCGAGACGATCAGCGTTCGGCCGGCGAAGATGCCGCCGGGTCTCGAAGAGCTGGTGGCGCGGCTCAAGCGGAAGGTTCGATACCAACTCAATCGCACGTTGCCAGACCAACAGGCAGCACAAGACGCCGTTGAGAAGCACGACGCCGTGGTGAGTGCCGACACACCTGAAGAAGCGTTCCGCGCGATGAGATCGAGCGAGGACGGCGCGCGCTTCCGCCGCTTGTCCGGTGAAGCCAAGGTCGAACCGGCCGTCGAGATGGTCAACGCTGAGTTCGCCAACGGTCTCGACTGCATCGTGCTGTTCGCCCACCACACCGACGTGATCGAAGGGTTACGCAAGGGTCTCGAAAAACACCGTCCGGTGGTGATCCGCGGCAGCATGGGCGCGCGCAAGAAGGACGCGGCTGTGCGGCAGTTTCAAGAAGGAGCCGCGAACGTTGCGATCGTGCAACACGTTGCCGGCGGCACCGCCATCACACTCACCAGAGCAGCTGAGGCGATGTTCGTCGAGCTGAGCTACGTTCCCGGCGACAACATGCAATGCGCCGACCGTATCTACCGAATCGGGCAGACGCGACCTGTCCGAGTTCGGTTTCTTTCTTTGGCGCACTCGGTCGATGAGTTCTTGACCGACGTCGTGCGAAACAAGGTCGCAGCAATGCAGGAACTGATGTCATGACAGAACGGAAGAAGAAGAAAACAAAGCAGTCCGCGCACGATGCGGCGGTTGAGGCGTGGGAGCGCGACATGCGAAACCGACGCGCCCTTCCTGAGAAGGATCTCAAACTAGCCGTCAACCTCATGCGCTCGCGCCCCACCGCGCCGGCGGAGTTTGCCGGGCTGGTGGAGCGGGCCGAGGCGTGGGTCACGGAGAACCCCGGCAAGCTGATCGGGCTGCACTCGGTCGAGCCCGCCAAGCAGATCGTCCGCGACCTTGCGAAGTGCGAGCCGACCTACACCCCGGCCGAGCGAGCCGCGCTCAAGACGCTGGTCGATCCGGAGCCGTTGAGCGGGGAGCGGATCGCGGAGACGGTGGATCTTGCCGAGTTGGTCGCCACCGCAGAGCGCCTGATGGGGCACCTTGAGCGGGCACGTGACCCTCACAGCGGCGAAGACAAAGAGTGCCGCAAGGCTGCGTTCGCCTGTGCCTCGCTGGATGGTGAGTCGCTGGCAAAGGACGTCTTGGAGTTCGCCAAGCACCCCACCGCCCCCGCGTCGAGCGCGCTGGTGGAAGCGGCTGAGGAGGTCCTAGAGCCTTGGCTGAACGGCGGCCCATTGCTGCCGTGCATGACCAAGCTCCGCGAAGCCCTCGCCGCCGAGAAGGGCCGCGAGAAGCCGGACAGCGAACGCATCAACAGCCTGTGTGACATCCAAGCGGACCTTGCTGAGAAACTCGTCGAGGCAGAAGCCGAGCGCGACAAGCTGCGCGCCGAGCAGCGGATCTGGTATCTCGCCGACGGTAGCTTCGAGGTGCTCGACTCGGCCGAAGCGGTGGTCGAGAAGCGCAAGCAGTTCGCGAAGTTTGTGGACGATCAGGAAACGGAGATCAACACGCTGCGCGCCGAGTTGTCCGAGGAAACCGAGGGACACGAACTCGCCCGCAAGAAGATTGGGCAGATGCGTGGCGAGTTGGAGGAAGCGAAGGCCCGTCGCGATGAGGCCGAGAACTTCGTGATCGAGCTTCACCGCAAGGCTGGCTTCTCCCCGCCGAACGATCGGGCGCAAGCGCGGCGCGAACTGCTCATGTTCGTCGAGAACGGAACGCGCCGGACAAAGCGGCATCGTCTGGAGCCCGACGATACGCCGCTGCTGGCCTACTTGACGATGTCCAAGAGCATGGGTCTTGTCCCGAAGGAAGTTCACGCGGTGTTGTTGGAGCTGTGCAAGCGCGGAACCAAGGTGACGAAATGAAACACACTGAGCTTTACGTATCTGTCGACGTTGAGACCGACGGACCTATCCCCGGCCAGAACTCGATGTTGTCCCTCGGCGCCGCTGCGTTCCTTGCAGACGGCACCATGGTCGGCACGTTCAGCGCCAACCTCTACCAACTGAGCGGCGGTGATGAAGACCCCGACACGATGCGATGGTGGCGCACACAGCCCGAAGCATGGGAAGCGTGCCGCAAAGACCTGCGCACCGTCGAAGACGTCATGCACGATTTCGTCGGCTACGTGACGACACACTGCAAGCGCTTCGAAGGACTCAAACCGGTGTTCGTCGGCTACCCGACCGGCTTCGACTTCACGTTCGTCTACTGGTATCTGATGAAGTTCACCGGGGGTAGTCCGTTCAGCTTCAGCGCGCTCGACATCAAGACGATGGCGATGGTGCTGCTCAACAAGCCGTTCCGCGAGACGACCAAGAAGGCTATACCGAAGCGGTGGCTCAGCGAGAAGCCGCACACGCACCTCGCGGTCGACGACGCCATCGAGCAGGGCGAACTGTTCTGCAACATGCTGCGCGAGATGCGGCGCAAACATGGAGGTGCACCGTGCCTGTGAAAGCCATCGAAGTTGTGTCGGCTGGCGGCGGCGTCTTCACCACCGAAGCCCACTCCAGCAAGTGTTGGGTTGGTGAGGAAGTGTCCTCGTGCGAGATTGACGTGCCGGTAGGGGCGCTCTGCGATCTCTGCGGCGAAACCATCGAAGACGAACCGGAAGAGGTGTGTCATGAACGCCGATGAACAGAAAGTGGAAGACCGCCGCGCCGTCAAGATGCTCGACGACCGCGGCGAAGGGCTGTCTGCATGGGAGATCGATTTCGTCGAGTCTTGCGTGCGGACCTTGAACGCAGATCGAGTGCTGTCGTCGAGACAGCGAGCCAAGGTGCGGGACATCATCGGGGAGCGGGTGCAATGATCGATGAAAACAACCCGCACGAACGCCAGCGCCGTTGGCGTGAAGCGAACCCGGAGAAAGTGCGAGAGGCTCAGCGACGCTACCGCGAAGCGAACCCGGAGAAAGTGCGAGAGGCTCAGCAACGCTACCGCGAAGCGAATCGCGAGAAACTGCGCGAATACAGGCGGCGCTACTACGAAGCGAACCGCGAGAAAGTGCGCGAAACCAATCGGCGCTACCACGCCAAGCCGACCCCTAACCTTGTGAGGGCGCTCCGCACGCGCTTCTATCGAGCTATCAACGGCCGCGCCAAGCCGTGCTCCGTGGTGGCGCTCGCCGGCACAGATCGCGAAGGTCTGCGTGCTTGGATCGAAGCGCAGTTCAAGCCGGGCATGACCTGGGGCAACCGCAGCGAATGGCACATCGACCACATCCGACCCGTCGCCAGCTTTGACGACCCGGCTGACCCGGAGTGCTGGCACTACACCAACCTGCGCCCGTTGTGGGCTCACGAGAATTGGAGCAAGGGCGTGAAGGAGATTACTGATGCTAGATGAAAACAGCCCCGTCATCCCGAAGGACACGACGCGCATTGAGCGCGAACAGTTCGCCGGCATTCACCACCGTCAACGGATCCCCGTGCGGACCCTCGATCAGATGGCAGACATCTTGTTCGACCCGCGCGACGAGGAACCGCTTCGGCCAGGCGAGACGGAAGCCGACGCGATGGCGTCGCTCCGCACCTACAGGTCGCCGATGCAACGCAAGGTCCACGGCGACCCCAACAGTGTAGAAGCGCGACGGATCGTTGGCAGAGCTGAAGAGTTCTACGCCGGGGCCGAGACGCCCGACCCCGTGCGCTACGACGCGACGCTCGACTACTACGACCTGCAACGCGGCGCGAAGGAAGACCCCGACTTGCTGCGGCGCACGAAGGCCGCACTCGGTGTTGGCCTCACCGCTACTGAGAAGTGGCGCGAGAAGATCCAGCGTAAGCGTCGGCTGAAAAGGCACGCTCGCTACAACCGTGGCAAGGCTCATCGCCCGCGCAAGAGGTGTGGGCGGTGACTTGGCAACCGTGCCCCGACTGCGATCGCGAAGAACAGTGCCGCAACTTGCTGGTGCTGTCTTCGTCGGAGCTGAAACACCTCGACGGCTGGCACGTCCCCTACTGCGTGAAGCTCTACCAAAAGCAACTGCACGAGTTGGCCGTCTACGGCCGCGTATCGGTGAAAGTCGACGGCCGCAGCGACGACGTGTTCGGCTACGAACCGGACGGGCCGGCGACGCCTTGCGAAGAGATCGAAGGTCGAGTGCGGCCGAAGAAAAAGTGAGAAAGACCACAAGAGTCGGTTGCAGTCTGCCGAAGTAGGGTTAGCTTACTTGTATGGGCAACACCATCGTCAAAGTTTACGTCACCTGCGAAGGCGCCAAACATCACGGTGTTGCACTCGCCCGGTGCGGCAGTCAACTGCTCGTGAACGTGCGTAGACACCCCGCTGAAGGCGGATCCAAGCTCGGCTGGTATGCTAAGTATCAGTGCGTTGTCGGGGATGTCGCGCAACTGCCTGAGTTCCAAACCGCCGAGTGTCCCGGGACTCTTTTTGGCGAGCCCGTCGAATGCAAAGGGCTGAGAAACGGAACCCCTGTGTATCCGTGGAAAACCACATACTGCACCGCCTGCGGGTTCCGGCACAAAGCCGCCAGGGACGATGCCGGGCGGGCCGTAGGGTTGAAACCTCTCCGGCTAGGCAAAGCCCCGATACTGCTGCCACCCAGCACCGAACCGAAGGACCAAAAATGAACCCCGACGACATCCTCAAACTAGCGGCCGGAGACCTCAAGTCTGCGAAGTGCTCCGCTATCCTCGACAAAGCGCGGGACGCGATCCACGGCCCACGCCAACACACCTACGGCGATCCAGGCGTGAACGTTCAACGCACCGCTGATTTGTGGTCTACCTACTTGGGCACCAAGATCACCGCTCGCGACGTCTGCTTGATGTCGATCCTGGTCAAGTGTAGCCGCGACGCGCACAACTCGAAGGAAGACAACTTGATCGATATCGCCGGCTACGCTGAGATCGCCGGCATGCTCGCGCAACAACAGGAGCCGAAGCAATGACGAGACCCGAGTCCAAGACGACTCTCGACAACCCGGTAGTCGCCGCATTCCTTGTAACCAACGAAGAGTATCACTACATCGTGCAAGCGGACGGCACGTTGTGGGTGCGCGAACCTCGCGACTCGCGTTGGACGCAAGCTTGCGATCCGCTTCCACGTCGCGCTCTGCAACGTTCGCAGACAGCGTCAAAGAAGGCCACCGAACAATGAGTGACATCATCCAACCTGGCGGCGACTCTGAGCCGATCCCCGACGAGATCCAAAAGCAGCAGATCCAAGAAGCCCGCATTCAAATGGGCAAGGCGAATCGGCTCGCGAAAGAGTTCGTCAAGCGCATGGAGAAAGAGTTCAAGCCCGACGTGGCTTCGTTCCTCTCCCTGCTCGCGACGACGTCGTGCGACATGCTGGCCGAAGCGCTTGTCACGATGGATGAGACTGGCTACCATAAGATCGACGAGGCGATCCCGATGTTCACGAAGCGCTTGATCGTGCAGATCGAAGCTGCGCAGGCACGCGCCAACGACGACAAGATCGTCATCGCCAGGAACACCCCACCTTCCCGCAACTAGCTATCCACCCCCCCTCGGCGAACCGGGTGAGTGTCCTCTACTCCGCGAACCCTCAGTAGCCCGCGACGGTGTGGGCCGAGTTACACCTCTCCAGACTTCAAAGCCGATCGTTTCGCACGAGCACCGTCGCACTTTTCACACTAGACATGCAGCGCGCAGACGCTAGCATACCCCACCCAACCCTGACTGATAGACAGAGAAGACCATGAAGAAGCAAATCACAATCTGCGGCGAGTCGAAAGACGAGCTGATCCAAGAAGCGCTCGAAGTCGTCGAGATGTTGTCCGGTGTAGGTGCCGCGACTGCCACGTCCGACGAAGATGACGACGAGGTTCCGGAGCCGAAGACGCCCGCCAAACCGAAGGGCAAGCGTGGCAGCAAGAAGGCTGCGTCGAAGAAGCCCAAGGTCACCAAGGATGAGTTGCGTGCCGCGGTCCAGGCCGCGATCAAGGAACACGGCGAACCCCCGGTGAAGGAAGTCTTCGCCAAGCACGACGTCATGAAGCTCTCGGACATCAAGGCGACGCAGTTCGCTGCGATCCTGACCGACGTCAAGCTGCTCGACGAGTTGGCTGATGACGACGATGACGACGATGACGACGGTCTCGGTCTCGACGACTAGTCGAGGCTGAGAGGCACCCAACCCGCGCAAACACAAACCCCGAAGTTCACCGATGTCTGACCATGCCGTTCTTGCCCCCAGCGCCGCGAAGCGCTGGCTCAACTGCCCCGGTTCCCGCACTGTTTGCGCGGGCCTTGAAAGCGAAGACAGCGCGCCGGCCCGTGAAGGGTCGTTCGCGCACGACATCGCCCAAAGGTGCCTCGACGAAGGCAAGCGCGCGGAGGACCTCATCGGTGTAACTAGCGAGTGCGGCGACTTCGTCTGGGACCATACGTTGGCCGACGCACTGCAAATCTACATTGACGCTGTGAACGACATCACGTTCATGGCGGACGTGGCGCTGATCGAGCAGAAGGTCGTGGTCGACCCCGAGCAGAACTGGGGCACAAGCGACGTCGTCGCCTGGGACGAAGAGACGCTTGACATCATCGATTTGAAGTTCGGCTGGTTCTACGTCAGCGCCAAGATGAACGAGCAGATGATGAACTACGCGGTCGCCGCGCTCATGTCGCTCGACGATCTGCCGAGCACACTCAAGACGGTGCGTATGACGATCGTGCAGCCACGCCACTTCAATGAGGACGATCTCGTTCGGACCGCGGTGATGACGATCGGCGAGATCCGCCAGTGGGCTGATCGGGTCCTGATGCCTGGCATCGAGAAGACCAACGACCCGAAGGCGCGTCTCGTTCCGGGCGACTACTGCACGTTCTGCCCGGGCCGTCTCGGCAAGTGCATTGCGTTCCAGTCGGAAGCGTTGGCCGTCGCCGAAGAAGTCTTCCCCGAAGGTGATCTCGATGAGAAGCCAGCAACACCGCCGTTGCCAGACCTGCTGTCACCGACGCGGTTGAAGGCCGTGCTCGACAACGCGGACATGCTGCGCGACTGGCTCAAGGCGTGCGAGAAGCACGCGAAGACGCAGATGCAAGCAGGTCTTGAGATCCCCGGCTACAAGGTCGTGAACTCGGTCGGCAACCGGAAATGGAAGGACGAGAAGAAGGTGCGCGCTGCGTTGAAGAACGTCGGCGTCAACCCGATCGCCGAGCGCACGATCAGCCCCGCACAAGCAAAGCAGGCACTGACCGATGGGACCGGCAAAGAGAAGCAAGAGTTCATCGATCAGTTCTGCGACCGACCAATCACCGGCGCCACCTTGGTGTCGGACGATGACCCACGCCCGGCGTTGACTAACGCCAGCGTGTTCCCCGAAGAGAAGTAGCTCAAACATCAAGGAGACAAATGAGCACTCAGAAAAAGAAGACTGGCCTGCAACAAGGCGAGTTCATCACGCCGCCCGTGCGGCTCCACTATCCGCACCTGTTCCGCCCCGGCCGCGTGCCGGACAGCGACAAGGAAACGTATCAAGCGGTTTGCCTGATCCCGCCCGACGTCGACGTGAAGGAACACTTCGTCAAGCCGTGGCAGCAAGAGCTGAAGCGTGCCTTCGGCGAGCAAGCGAAGGCGGTGATCAAGAAGCTGCGCGCTCGAGGTCGCTACCCGATCCACGACGCCGCCGAGAAGGACAACGACGGCTTCGCCGAGGGTTGGCACTTCCTCAACCTGAGCGCGAACTACCCGCCGCTGGTCGTCGACCAAAAGCGCAAGCCGATCCTCGACCTGAACAAGTTCGTCGGCAAGACGCAGGAAGAGCAAGACGCGATGATCGCCGAAGCCGAACGCCGCATCTTTGCGGGTTGCTGGGTTCGCTTCCACATCAACCTCTACGCGTGGGACAACAAGTTCGGCAAGGGCGTCTCGTTCGGCTTCAAGCAGGTGCAGCTCGTGCGCCAAGATGAACCGTTCTCGATCGGCGGCTCCGGTGATCCGAGCGTCTTCGACGAACTCGATGACGAGTCCGGTGATGACGGGTTCGAGGATGACGACGAGTTGCTCGACGGCGAAGAAAGCGACGAAGACGAGGACTGGCTCGACTAGGATCACACTGCGGGCCGGGCTGTGCGGGTTCTAACCGTTGCCCACCGACCGATACGCTGCCATCAACATTGGTCAGCACGGCCACCTACTTGTTGTAGGTTCGCTAACCACGTCGGCCCGCTTCTTTTGACACACCGGGGTGCTCAACCCGACCGCAGGACCCGCGGCCGTTCCCCACACTCTCCGACGGCTGCGGCAACGCACCAAGAGACGACACGAGTAGTCGGGTGAGCACCCCATTTTCACAGGAGTTCGATCGAAGATGCCCACAACCAAGAGATTCGGTCTGTGCCGTAACCAAATGCAAGCCACCGAGGGCGACGTAAGCCCTGCCACAGTGAACGAGACGCACTTAGGGCTCGCGGCCAAGATGCACGAGGAAGTCGCAGAAGTGGTTCGATCGCCTGGCGACGTCGATGAATACGCAGACGTGCTGCAAGCCCTGCACGACTTCGCTGTGATCAACGGAGTCTCCTGGGGCGATGTTCTGGTTGCGCGCGCCTCGAAAGCTGAGGCTCGCGGAACGTTCACCCCGGCACGCGTGTGGAGGGCGAAGGGTGTATCTTGAAGATCCTCTGCGTCGACATCGAGACCTGCAGCGCCGCTGACATCAAGCAGGGGAACGACGCTTACGCGCAGCACGAGAGCACGCGCGTGTGGTGCGTGTCGTTTGCCGCAGCGAGCAAGAAAGGCGAGAAGCCAACGGTGTTCACCTGGGTTCCAGGCATGGAGCTGCCGGCGTCGATTCGCAAGTGGATCACCGCCGGCAAGCTGATGCTCGCGCACAACGCCGGCTTCGAGATGGCGATCTGGCGGCACATCCTCGCGCCTGTGTTCGGCTGGCCGGCCTACAAGATCGAGCAGTGGCGCGACACGCAAGCCACCGCCGTCGCCGCGAACCTGCCGGTGACACTCGAAGGTGTCGCTAAGGTCTTCAAGGGTTCGCCCGGCAAGGACATGGCCGGCAACGCCGAGATGCGCAAGCTGATGAAAGCCAGTTGGTGCGACGCGTTCCAACGCTACGTGTATCCCGAGCCAACCGACGAGCAGATCAAGCGGCTGATCACCTACTGCGAGAACGACGTGATCGCGACGCTGTTCGTGTGGTGGCGCATGCCGCCGATGATCAACACCGAGCTGCGTCTATGGCACATCGACCAGCGGATCAACCAACGCGGCGTCGCGATCGACCAAGAGTTCGTCACGCAAATGGCGAACATGGCGGAACGGCGCAAGGAACTGCTCGCGTCCGATGTGTTCCGCATCACCGGCTCACTCTGCGCCAACAGCACCAACCCGCACGCGTTGAAGCTGTGGCTCAGAGAGATGGACGTCGACTTGCCAGTCGTCGCCAAGAAGAACAACGCGGGAGAGACCAAGAAGGTCGAGACGTTATCGAAGGATGCTGTCGAGAAGATGCTCGGCGAAGGCAACCTCAACGGTGCTGTCCGGGCGGTGCTGGATAATCGCATCGAAGCCAACAAGAGCACGTCACTCGCGAAGCTGAAGCGCGTCCCGAAGATGGTCAGTAGCGACGGCCGTCTGAGGGGCGCACTTCGCTATTCCATTGCGCACACCGGACGGTGGGCTTCGAGCGGCATCCAAGTGCACAACATGCCGAAGGACAAGCGCGAAGACGATCGCAGCGAACATGTCCGCAGGCTGATCCGCACGCAAAACATCGACGCGCTGTTGCTCACCGAAGAGCGCCCGCTCGAAGCGATGAGCGAGTCGCTGCGCGCGATGCTGATCGCCGCGCCCGGGCACGACCTGATCGCCGCCGACTACTCAGCGATCGAAGCGCGCGTCGTCGCCTGGCTCGCCGACAGCAAGCCGATCCTCGACGTGTTCGCCGCGGGCGAAGACATCTACATCAAGGCCGCCGCGACGGTCATGGACATCGCTGTCGAGAAGGTCACCAAACAAGACCGGCAACTCGGCAAGGTGTGCACGCTCGCGCTCGGCTACGGCATGGGCGTGTTGAAGTTCATCGACACCGCACGCAAGGCGCCGTATCGCGTCGAGATGTCGCGCAAGGAAGCCTATCGAGTGCAACGTGCGTGGCGGGAGAACAACCCCGAGATCGTCCAGTTCTGGAAGGAACTCGAAGACGCGTGCCAGGCCGCCGTCAACAACCGCAACACTCCGATCAAGGTTGGCCCGCATCTGCGCATCCGGTGCACGAAATCGGCACTGCTGATTCGTTTGCCGAGCGGTCGCGTGCTGCGCTACTGGCAGCCGCGCGTCAAGAAGGCGAAGAAAGAGATCGTCGCTGTCGACGCCGACGGTGAACTCGTCGTGCATGAGTTCGAGTCGATGGAGCTGCAGTTCAAGACCGTCGGCAAGGACAAGAAGTCGATGGTGTGGGAGTCGACCTACGGTGGGAAGCTCGTAGAGAACGTGACGCAGGCCGTCGCGCGAGACCTGCTAGGCGATGCGTTGGTGAAGCTCGAAGACAAGGGCTTCCCGATCGTCCTGCACGTGCACGACTCGGCCGCAGCCGAAGTCCCCGCCGGTGAACGCAGCGTCGACGAGTTCGAATATTGGATGGGCGACAAACCCAAATGGGCTGCCGGCTGCCCCGTGAAAACCGAAGGCTACCGATCAAAACACTTCCAAGGCTAGACATGAGAGACAAGAAGCCCCATACTCAAGCAGACACTACACGACCTTGGCAGGTGTGGCTCGCAGCTTCGGCTGTCGCCGCTTTCTTTGCCTTTGCTTGGATCACCGTTCGATGAAGAAAAGAGACCCAAAGATCCCCGACGTCCCGAATGATCCGAGCCTGCGCGACCTCGTGCAACGGGCGCAGCGGATCGGGCGCGATCCGGACCAACCCGACATCAAGATCGAGACGATCGCGATGCAGTGCAACATCAGCCGCGCGCATCTGTTCGACATGATGGCCGGCAAACCAGACCCAGCGGCCGTGAAGATGTGGACGGTTCACCGTCTGTCTCGCGGCCTCGATGTGCCTCAAGAAGTGATTCGCGAGGCGCTCGCCAAGAGCAGGAAGCAAGGCAAGCGGAAGCGCCGCAAAGCCGAGCTGCTCGACTAGACGTTCCCTGTGCGGCCCCGGACCGTGCAAATAGCGAGCTAGAGGTTCTCGGAAACATGACCTTCGTGCGGGTGCAAGGCCCGCCCCTGGGCGCCGAAGTCAGAGCGGTGAAATGCGTTGACGGCTTCGGCACCCAGGTTTCACTTTGGCTGTAGCTCAGTTGGTTAGAGCGTCGGAATGTGACTCTGAAGGTCGCGAGTTCAAGTCTCGTCAGTCAACCCACCAATGCCCGCCATCCACCACACTCCTGAGATCGGCTTCCCCAGGGTGGTAAGCGTCCGCAGCGGTCGCGGCGTCTATTCAGACCGGATAGACGTTACGGGTCGCTGGGACCTCGTGACGTGCAAGGCATGTTTGAAGTTACGCGGTCGGACCGACATCAACTTCGATACGACCAACTGCGGCAGAGTTTACTTCACCCGAATAGACTGCAGACCCGGGCCGGGGCGAGCCCGGCTACACCATTCTCAGGCTTGAGCTTGCCGGGCATGCTCGCTCGCGCCGATAACACCTCGCCCCCTCGGCGGGGTGTTGTTTTATGCTCCGGACGTCATGAAGAACTACCTTCGAATCTGCGCCGCGATGCTGGCCGTCGCCGCGTGCTCTTCCTCGCCGCCCCTGTTCGACGAGATGGTCGGCACGGGCAACACCGGGGGTTTGGTCCCCGACAGCGCCACGCGCGCTGTGACGCTGTCTGCTGGCCCCGTTCCCGGCCGGGCTGTCGTGCGCCACATGCCTCAGTTGGCGAGCGTGGCGGCCGGCCTGCCGCTTGTGGTCCCGCCGCAGATCCCGACCGTGGGTGAGCCGTTCACGCTGGCGTTCACGACGCGGCCGACAGCACCGTTCCCGGACGTGTCGACCGCCCTGCTCGTCAGCTTCGAGCCACCCGGCGACGCGCACGCGATCCCCGGCGCACGCGGCGGCATGCTGCAGGTTCCGCTCAACCCCAAGCTGACGTTCCGGCCCGGCGACGTGGACTGGCTGACCCAGGCCGGCGGTGTTGTCCGGTTAGACCTGACTTTCGCCGAGCAGCATGCCGGGCTGCGGATCTGGTGTCAGCTCTTGGTCAAGGATGCCGTCGCAGGCGTGCTGACGTCTCCTGTCGTAGCGCTCACGGTCCGAAAGCGGTAGGCGGGCCGTTCGGGTGCCATACAAGGACCCGGAGCGCCAGGCAGCCGCACAACGCCGCTACCGGACTCAGCGGATCGAGCAGGCCCGGGAGAAAGAGCGGCTGCGGAAGCAGGCCGCCCGGGCGATCAAACCGCAGAAGCAATACTACCGGCGCAAGAAACGGCCGTTCCGGTGGGGTCTCGACCAAGAGCCGGAGCACGCCCGAACGTGCAACTACAGGTTCTTCACGACGAACCCTTGCCGCGCCCGGGCCGTGTGGCTCACCAACTCGTCGTCCACCCGATATTGCGATGAGCACGCCGCCGACCACGAAGGGGGTCTGCGGCGGATCGAGGACTAGCGGGGCCGTTGGGTCCGACCGGTGATCAACGCCCGCGGCACTTCGACACCTGGCCCGAACTGACCTTCGAAGTCGGCTTGGTCCGTCATCAGCTCGTAGCCGCTGAACGCTGGGCCGATGATGCGTTCGATCGGGATGCCGATCATGATGCCGACCATCGAGAACACGCTGCGCAGGCCACGTCCGCTTTCGAGATCGCCCTTGCGCAAGTAGACCAAGCCTTGGCGCATTGCACCGATCGCGGCCGGCTCAGGCATGCGGGCCGACCAGCTCTGCGGCTCGAACAACGTGTTGAACGCAACCTGCCCGATGTCGCCCCAGATCGGGACTGCACCGGTGATCGCTTGCAGGTGCGACTGCATCGCGCGCCACGCCACGTCGTCCCAGACAGCACCGTCTTCGTCCTTGTCGATCTCGTCGCCGTCGACGAGCGCGTCGATCGCTTCGGCCGCAACGAGCGGCGCGAAGATGCCGATCATGTAGAGCGCTGCGAGCGAGGCCATGCGGTCGTCGCGCTGCGCACGCACACCCATCTGCGTGCGAATCAGGTTGCCGTAGGAGATGAACCAGCCGCGGAACTGCAGGAAGAGCTTGGCCCACGCTGAGCCGCGCTCTGCGCTGCTGAGGTCTTCCGGGTTGTTCGACGTCTGCGTCTGCCGCACAGCGGCGTCTGCGCGCTGCACCGCTTCGGTGTGCGCCTTTGACCCATCGATCGGGCCTTGGTCTTCGATCGCCTTGTTGTAGGAAGCGATCCACACGGCGGCGTCGATTGGTTCTTGAGTCAGTCGCTGCAGCCAGTAGGCGTTCTTCTGGAACCACGCTTGCACGTTGCCGAAGTTGCCGCGATCGATGACGAGACCTTGGAAGCGGTCGCGCACCTCGTAGATATCAGCGGTGTTCGAGAGGCGGTCCCGCATGTAGTCGCTTTGGTCCGCCACGCGCTGCAACGCACCCTCGCGGTCGCGCAACACTTCGCCGAGACCCATCCGCAGGTTGCGGCCGTCGACAACAGTGAGTGCGACCGGAATACCCGTGTAGTTCTGCAGCGAGTTCTTCACGTTGAAGAACATCACCGCTTGCCCCGCGCGAGCGCGCAGCCGGTTGAGCCAACCCCACGTGTCTTTCCCGGCCTTGGTCGTGCGTTGCGACGCGAGGGCTTCGAGCCACGGCACGAGCACCTCGGCGCGGAACTGTGGGTCGACCTTGTCGATGGCGGTCTTGAACGCTTGGCTTTCGGTGATGCGGCGGATGTCCTTCATCGCGGGCGCGATGTGCGAGAACAACTGCACCGAGTGCACGTGCTCAGCCAGGCGCATCGGGTTGAGGTCCAGCTCGCGCGCGTAGAGCGAGGCGCGATTCTTCATGAAGCCGCGCGGCACCATCGGCAGCTTCTTCTGGAAGTTCAGCATGTCGTCAAGCTCGTTGAGCTGAGCGTCGACGACTTGGTCGCGGTCGGTTGCGGCCGGCACGTAGCCGCCCTTGTAGACGACGAGCCCTTCACCGGGGAACACCAGCGCCAGCGGTGATGCCTGGATCTCGCGGAAGCGGTAGCCGGCGACCTCGTAGTGCGCGCGCTGCGCGGCCGGCTTCATCTCTTCGTTCAGATCCCAGATCGCCTGAACGACGTCCATGTCCTTCTTCGTGATCGTGCCGTCGTCGACCTTCTGGTTGATGAAGTCGAGCCAGCGCGAGACGTCGACCTTGCCGGTCGCCTTGTCGAAGCGGCCCCACTTGTGGCCGGCGACGAGCTTGAACATGTTCGACTCGTTGCCGCTGTGCAACAGCGCCATGATGATCTCGGCCTTGCCGCTGACCTCGCCGCGGCCGAACACGAAGTCGCGCGTCGGCACACCGTCGACGTTCACTTCGAGCGACTTGGCTGTGATCGTGCCGCCGCTGAGATCGAGCTGATCGACGAGCGCCTGCAGCTTCTTGAGCTGGCGCGCCTCGACAAGTCGCATTTGATTCGCCGCGTCCTTGGCGCGACGCCAGATCGCTTTCGTGAAGATGCCACCCGGTGTTCCCCGGTCGAGCGCCTGCAACGCGAACTCCATGCGCTTGAACTGCGCGAGCTGCTTGCGCACCCACCGGCCGCGCTTCTCACCCTTGGTCAGCGCGCCGGCCACCTTGCGTTCCTTGACCGTGTGCTCGCCGAGCTTCGCGACCATCTGCGCAAGCACGTCTTCAAGCTCAGCGCGCTCGCCATCGATCAACACCTGCTTCTCGCGCTTGCTGCGGAACCAAAGACTGTTCGACAGTTCGAACATATCGCGCAGTTCGTCGACGGTCAGTTCGCGGTAGTTCTTCGCGTCCGTCGTCTCTGCGTCGACCATCTGCTGCAACTCAACGCGCGTCGGGTCGTCATCTTCGAGCGGTGCGAACGGGTCGTAGGTTGGGCTGTCGATCGACTCCGGTGGCGGCGTCACGAGACCGTAGCGGCTGAGGATCAGACGGCCCGCCGTGACGTAGACCGGGATGCGGCCCGCTTCGGCGAGCTTCTTCTCGGTCTTGAGGTAGCGCTTGTTGACGTTGCGTTCACCCTTGCGGATCTCGTCGCGTGCCTCGCTCGCGGCCTCGGCCATGGCGTTTTGGAAGAGCGCGGATCGAAGGGCTGCGCGATATGCCGGGATGTCCCCGTCGCGCCGCGCCTTGCTCGCCGCCCGCTGCGCCCTGCTAGCTGCCAGCGAGTAGTGCATCGGACGAAGATCACCGACCACACGGCCCCCGATCACGCGGCGGGCAACCGCGCGAGCTGCGGCCCGTTGGACCCGCCCGTTCGGCAACCCCTTGTCGTAGAAGCGGAGCTGCTCGGCGATCAGCTTTTGGAACGCCGGCCCGCTCATCGCTTCGATCAGACGCTCTTCGACGATCTCGGTGTTGAGCAAGTCGTCGTGCTCGACGGCGAGTCGTTCGTCGGTGATCTGGTCGACCACTTCGTCGAGTGTCAACGCGCCTAGCAGGTCGTCAACGAGGTCTTGGCCGGACTGGTATCCGAACGCCGTCGCGAACACGTCGGCACTCGCGCCGCGTGGCGACGTCCACTTGTCCGGCAAGCCCGCGCCGTCGGCTTCGTGGATGCGCTTCGGCATGTCGCCGATCGGCTCGACTTCACCGAGCGCGTTGAGGAACTCACCGGTGTTGAAGAAGCGCTGAGCGCGGTGCACCGGTTCGTTGCGCTGCTCTTCGTAGACCTCTTCGCGAATGCGCTTGCGCGCGGCGCGCGTCTGCGACTGCACTTCCTTGAGGAACTTGCCGCGGAAGTTCTTCATGTAGCGGAGCTGCCGCATCATCACCGCGCCGAGCTTCTCGTCTGCTTCGAAGTCTGCGTCGAACAGAATCTTCTTCAGCCGGTCGCGCTCGTCTGACGGCATGACCTGCAACACCGCGCTGTCTTCGCCGAGCTCGAACAGACCTTCGACGCTGCGCACCTTGTGCGCGTAGTCGATTGCTTCCTGCGACTCGACGAGCCGGTCCATGACGGCGCGCACTTCGTCGCTGAGTTCGGGCAACTGTTCGCCGGGGAACTCTGCAGCAAAGCCCGCTTCGGGCGTGCGCGTGATGTCCTTGTAGACCTGCGTCAGCCACGCGCGCACCTGGCGGAACATGCCAAGCAACGTGCGGTCCGCCGACGCCGGCTTGCCTTCGTGGAGGTAGCGTTCCCAGCGGTAGGCGAACTTCTCGTGCAGCTTGCGGCGGTCTTCGATCGATGCGGTGGCGAGGTCTTCCCAGCCTTCCATCTCGCCCCACTTCGCCAGCGCGTCGAGGTCGGCCAGCACGTCGGTCGGCGCCTTGCCGTTGCGCGCGAGGTTCAGCAGCGCTTCAAGGTAGTAGTGGGCCGCTTCGTGGAAGAAGGTCGACGCGTCGGCCTTGTCGAACAACTTCGTGACGAAGTCGCGCGGGTTGAACGTGCCGCGCGGCGTTTGCTCTCCGTCGCCGTCTTGCTTCAGGATGTTCGGGTCGCTGGTCGGCTCGCGGTTGAGCACCGACTTGATTTGCGCAGGGTCGAACACCGCCCAAGTCTCAAAGTCCTTGCCTGAGTCGGGGCCTTCTTCGAGGAAGACGATCCCGTCATAGCCGAGCTTCCGGGCCACAGCGACCAGCTCTCTCCCGTCATCTCCGTCAAGGTGCCCCCACTCGAACTTCGTCAGCCATCGCGGGTTGATACCTTCAGCTTCGAACTGACCGAGCACGTCGTCGGATACCTGCTCGGTGAAGTCGAGCGGATTCTGCACGGACAGATATGCGGGGATCGTGCGCGCACCTGGATCCGTTTCGCCATCGAAGGTCACATACTCGGCGGCACGCTCTGGTGTCGGCGTGAAGAAGACGGCGTGGCGCTCCGTCTTGACGTCGCCGAAGAACGTTGAGTTGACCGTCTCGCGACCAGCCTCGAACTCTTCGAAACTGGCGGTCGTTGCGTGGTAGACCACTTGAGGGGCGAACACGGCGTCACGGGAGGACGACCCGGAAACCATCTCCGTAACCTTCGAGTCGCCGAACCACGCCTTGAACGCGTCGGTCTGCGCGAACGTCGCAGCGTCGACACCTTGACCGCGCACGATCTGCATCTGCCCGAACTGCTCTTCGAACTGCGCGGGCGACACACCGGCGCGTAGCGACAGCGTTTCGAGAATGCGCCGGTGCATCTGCGCACTGATGCGTGCTTGCTCCGCGGAGATGTTCACACCGGCAGCGGTGATCTCCGTGCGAATGCGCTTCTCGATCTGTTCGGCTTCCGCGCGGAACACCGACGCCGCGGCTTCGTCCTCGTCGAGCTTGGCGCGCAGCGCCTTCACGTCTTCGTCGATCGTCTTCGCGGCCTGCTCTGCCTCGGCGAGCGACATCGAATCTTTGCCGGCGATGCGTAGGTCTTCGCGCAGCGCTAGGCCGATATCAGACTGGTTCATCTTGAGGCCGAGCCAGTCGCCCATCGGGACCTCGATGTCGTCGTTCAGCTCGTTCGGCTCGCGCAACTGGCGATGGATCTCAGGGGCGTCGCGTTCGAGTTGCTCTTCGGTGACGCCGGCCTTCTCCATCTTCTCGCGCACGCGGTCCTTCGAGACGTAGACCGTGTCGGCCACAGAGTCGTCGAGCGTGCCGGCGATGAATTGGGAAAACACGTCGGCGTCGCGTGCAGCGGCCTTGGCTTCGGCGACGTTTTGCGTCGCGGCTTCGAAGACCTTGTCCATGCGTTGCGCCGACGTGATGCGGTGCGAGTCGCCAATGAGCTGGATCGAAGGTCCGATCGCGCCCGGCAACCACACACCCTTGACGGTTTGTATGGCGGTGTCGATGAGTCGGTCGCCGACCTCACCTTCGGTGATCGCAGAGATCAGCGGCAGAGCCTTGTCGTATTGCTCTATGAACTTGCGCCGCGTCTCACCTTCCAACACAACCGCGTCGACATCGGCGCCGCCGGTGTCGAGGCCCAGAACGCGCTTGAACACGTCAGGCGTGACGCTGATCTGACCGCGGCCGTCGATCTCGATGCGACCCCCGCCGGGTGCGTCGAACTCGCCACGGAACCCACCTTGCAAACGGCTCACCATCGTCTCGGTGCCGACGCGGGCGACTTCCTCGCCGATCATCGTGCTGAGTTCTTGCAGCACCTCGGGGCCGGTCTCGCCAGCAACACCGGCCCCGATACCCTTGAGCGCGCGGGTCGACGCTTCGAACGGCGTCATGCGTGCGAGACGTTCACCCAGCCTGCGCTTGACCTGATCCTGCACGAGCTTCTTCGCTGGTGCAGCCAAGATGCTCAGGCCCGCGACTTCGAGCACGGCATTCACTGTGCCGACGCTGCGCGCCGCGACGCGGGCGCGACCTTCGTCGAACCCTGCGCGCTTGTATTCGATGTATGCGTTGCCGCCTTCGATCTGGAACGCTTGGATCGCCATCCCGGACGACATGCCGAAGACGAACGCCGCCGGCACGATGATCACTTCTTCAGGCACTGCGGCTTGCGGGCCGAGGTTGCCTAGCGCCGCGGCGGTTGCCGCCGTGCCGGAGCCGAGCGCGATCGCCTTCGGCAACGTCTGCGACATCAGACCGAACATCCGCGCCGGGCCGCCGATCCAGCTATCACCGCTGGGTAGCTCTTCCTGCAGCATGCGGTCGATGTCTTCGAGCCGCTTGTGGTCGTCGCCCGTCGCGATGCCGGACATCATGCGCGTGCCGATCTTGCCGCGTTCGACTACGAGTTGGCCTGCACGCCAGTTGCCGGAAATGTCCTGCCACGCGCTGACGCTCTTCAAGTCGTCCCACGCGATCTGCGCGAACTCAGGGTTGGCGAACTGCTCCCGGATCACCGGGTTGGCCTTCACCGCGAGCCACAAGCGCATGTCGCGCTGCGCCATCAAGCGCCGCGCCCAGTTGATGTCGCTCGCGATGGCGTTCGGCGGCTGACCCGTTGCGGCGCTGATCTGCTTGATCTCGGCGGCCGTGTCGGGGTCCGTGTCGATCACGCCTTGGAACGAACGCATGAACGCGGACGTCTCTTGCTCTTCCCAGCCCTGGACAAGCTGAGAGAGGACCGTCTCTTGCGGCGCCTGCGCCGGCGATGCGGGTTGCGGGTTCTGTGGGTCGAGAGGCGGTAGGAAAGAGTTCGTCATCTACGTCGGCCTTGTCTGCTGACGAGCAGATCGAGGTATCGACGCGCGTCGTCCTTCTGCTTCGTGGTGAGCGATGGTGGCAGGAACCCTAGCAGGTATCGAGGCCCGCCGAAGGTCTGCATCGTCGACCCTGCGGACGCGAAGAGCTGGTCGACCCGTGAACGGACCGACGGGTCCATGTCGACCATCAACTCGTCGGTGGGTTTCTCCCGGTCCAGCGACGACTGCACGATGCCCTTCATAACGAAACTCTGATTGGCCCACCGTTCGCGCGCCAGCTTGGCCGACTTAGGTTGGTCCAGCTCGAACCACGCCTGTTGGATCTCGTGCTCCGTAGGTTGCCGTTTGTTTTTGAACAACCGTTGCATGCTGACCTGGAGTTCGGACGCGACCAGCGGCGGCACGGCACCGACGCGCGATTGGCGCACTCGGCCGTCACGAGTAGCAACGGTGATCTCAGCACCTTCGGCCATCTCGTGGATCGACACCTTCTCACCGCCGAACCCGAGGATGCCGGGGACGGACGCATCCTGCCGAAACAGCGCTTGGATCTGCTTCCGCTTCATGTCGATGGGCGTCTCTTTGGTGATGCCGCCGGATTCGATCAAACGTTGATACGCAAAGCGTAGATTCTGTGCGCGGCGCTGCAGATCGGGGTTTCCTTCCAGCGCCTCTTTCGTCTTCCCCGACAAATCCATCTCTTGGTTGAACAGATCGCTCGCGTCGAGGATCGAAGCGACCGGTGTTCCCGGCGGCGCCTGCTCGGGGTTGACGCTGAAGAAGATCGACTCAACGGTCGCGTAGTCGCCCTTCGACAAGCGCGGCTTGTGCGTGCGCTTGAACTCTTGGTAGTCGCGGCCACGGAACGCGCCCGGGTTGCGAATCGCCTGCTGCACGACCATCTCTTGCGACACGCGGTCACGCTGGCCGATGACGGCTTGCACCTCGTCGACCAAGCCTTCATCGCGCAGCCGCTGCTGCATCGTCGCCGGCAGGTCGTAGAACGTCGTGAACTCGCCACCTTCGGCGTAGACGATCTTCTCGACCTCGTCGACCAGCTCGTTCTGCTGCGCGTTCGTCACGCGCTGCGCCCGGGCATACTCAGCGCCCGCCATCGACATCACGGCTTGGAACTCGCCGGCGTCGGTGATCTTCGCGGCCTGCTCGACCACGGATTGGAAGCGCTGCGCGGGTGTCGCCTTCGGGCCGGCGCTTTCCATCATCTTGCGCATGCGTGCGAGCGCCTTGTCTTGCAGCGTCGCTGCTTCGACTTGCGCCTTCGCCTTGGTGCGCGTCGCAACGTCCATCTCGTCGCCGAACGTGTCGAGGTAGTCAGACGCTTGCTCTGCCGACTGATCGGACAACACCGCCAGCGTGCGGCTGTGCAGGCGGGCGAGACGTTGCTTCTTCTGCTCGGCCGCGGTCTTCGGGTCCATGCCTGACATCTCGGCGAGTCGGTCGAACAGCTTCTCCATGACGCCGCGCGCCACGGTCATGCGCGCCATGCGCTCGTCGTCGAACTCGTCACCCAACAGCGCGGCTTCTTGGTAGTCCTGCGCGTAGCGGTTGAGCGTGACCTCAGTCTGCTCGATGTCCCACGCTCGCGTTTGCTGCGCGAAGTGGCGGTCGACCGTGCCGCGCGCCCGACGGATCTGCGCGTCGACCTTGGTCTTGTAGAGCACCGCTTGCTGCGAGTTGTCGAGCTTGCCGGAGAAGCGATCGCGCAGCTTCTTGATCTCTTTGTTCAGCGGCTCGTAGCCGTCGTGTGCATCGGCGGCGAGACTCTGTTGGTAGTCGCGCACGAGCTTGTCGAGCGCGTCGCCGTGCAGCGTTGCCTGCTGGGAGCTGCGCGCATCGTTCGCGCTGTCGATGAACTGCTGCCCGACACGCATCGCCTGCGCACCCTCGCGGCGCACGGTGTTGCCAGCGTTCTGCAACTGCGCACCCACGATCGCCAGACCTTGGTTGAGTGCCGGCGCGGGTGCGGCTTGCACGGGGTTCTGTGAGACGGGGCGGCCGTCGACTCCTGGGACACGGATAGGCATTACGCAAACCTCTGAGCGAAGCCGCCGGCAACGCCTGCGATCCCTTGCAGCGACGCGGTGGCCGCGGCAAGACCGGGGCTGATAGTTGATGCCGAACGGCGCATGTTCTCGGCCGAGACGCGACGCATGCGGGCGCGGTTGCGTAGGGACAGCTCTTGGCGTTCGAGCGCCTGCCGCTGGCGCAACGTGTTGGAATCGAGCGTCAGCTCGTCGACTTCCTGCGCGTATTTCAGTGACGCTTGGACTTCGGCGGCCGAACCGACCTGCTCAACGCCTCGCGCTGCAGCCGACGCACGGGCCGAGGATTGCTCCTGAGCGGCTCGGAGCTGGTAGCGCCCCTTGGTCCGCCGACCTTGACGAACGACGTCCTGCGCTGCGATACGGGCTTGGTTCGCACCGTAGTCGTCGAACACGGCGGCCGACTCCTGCGAGGACGCGCCAGACTTGAGGTTCTCTTCCTCGGCCTGCGTGCTCGCGTAGGCGCCGATCGACGCGATGACGCTGCCGCCGATCGCAGCCACGGCGCCGATGTTCCAGAACGTGTTGCCGAGCCCTGAACGAGTGTCGACGGCGTTGTCGACGAGTTCGTTCTCGCCCAAACCCAGATCGATGTCCGGTTCGATGATTTCGTCAGTCATTCGGCTACGCTCACTTCAAGAGTTACTGACACGATGGTAGCGGGCAGCGGCAGCGTCTGTCGAACCAACAACTGCGCGTCAGGGTCCCATTTGTTCGACACGATGGCGCGCGACTCCTGCGTGACGAGGCCGCCAGGCACGTGCAAGTCGGGCACCTTGAACACTGTGTCTTCGCCCTTCGCGCCGATCGACAGGCCCGCGGATTCATACGTGCGGACCCACGCGTGGTTGAGCGCCTTGCCCCGCCCGTAGCCGAGGGAGTCCATCTGCATCGTCACCGGCAGCAACTCCTGCTCCGGTGTGTATTGGCGGCCGACGTCCGCGATGGTCGCCCAGCCGCTCAGCTCTACCTGACCGTTGGTGACCGTCACGTTCTGCTCGACCGTCACGAGGCCGTCCGAGCTGTCGCTGCGCACGATGGACACCGACGCCCCTTCGAGTTCGCTGAGGCCGCCGATCGTCTTGACGCCGAACGCCCACGGCGACAAGGCCGTGTTGCGATCCGTCGTCGGTAGGTCGCTGACGAGCACACCCTTGACCGAGTTCTGAGTCACGAACTCGGTGATCTCGACCGCCGTGTCGTTCGCGCCCATGTAGAGCCGCTTGCCCACGTCGAAGATCGAGAACGCCGTCGTGGCGCTGGTGGTCACCGTCACGGTCTGCCCTGCGAACGCCCCGCCGGACACGGTCACGGTGCCGGCGCCCGCGCCGTCGTAGCGTCGCGAGTCGTCGAGACTCGGCGAGTCGAGCGGCGCGGTCGGGTTGAGCGCGGCCAACCGTTCGACGTTCCGCACAACGACACCTTCGACGGTGCGCTGCGTGGTCACGTAAATTCGATCTTCACCGCCTTCGGGGATGACGCACACCGACTCGAACGAGCCGCCTTCTGTGTCGTGGCGGTGCCACGCGCCGATGCGCTCTTCAGGCACGTAGGTAAAGCCGAGCAGACGCCCGCTCGTCGAGACGAACCAACAGATCGGCACCGGCGCCTTCTGGTAGGCCGAACTCTTGATCTCGTAGCCGTCGAAAAGATGCGCGGCCCGGAGTGACACATCGCCTGTCACAAAACCCTGGCGTGTAGCCTGAAACCCCATTTCTCGGACGTGTCCGCCCCGGGCCGCGCAAAAGAGCATCGAGTTGTTGATCACAAGGGGGCGGACTGTCGACGCCCCGATGTAGCTCTGCGGGCGAACCGCCACCGTCGTCGGAGTGATCGCGTCGCTGTTGATCGCGAACACACGCCACTCGCCGAGCTGAGTCAGCAAAACCAGATCGTTGAGCGGCACGATGTGTCGGATGACGTGCGCTTCGCGGGCCGCGACCTCGATCGAAATCCGGTCGTCGTCCAACACCGGGATGCGGGAGCTGAAGTCGTTCTCGGTGCCGTTGCGCGACATGAACATTCGGCGCGGGAACAGGTCGCTGCCGGCGAAGCACCGCCGCTGTTCAAAGCGCGCGGTGGCGCGCGAGTAGTTCGCGGCGTTGCTGATGTCGGTGTCGGGGACCGGTGTCGTGTTCGTTAGGTCGGCCGCGATGTCAGAGTCGGTGAACGAGAGTGAGTCGGTCTCGCCGACCAAACCGTAGAGGCCTGTTCCGGATGACTTCTTGTAAACGCGATAGCGGACCGCGCCCGCGATCGCCGCCCACGACACCGTGTTCGACGCGCCGGGGTTCGCCAGGTTGTTAGTGACCGCTCCGGTGGCTGCCGACACCGACTCGATGCCCGCCCCGTCAACAGCGGATACCTTGTAGTCGTTGGTGTCCGCGATCAGATCGGTGAACGCGAACTCGATCGTAAGCGCCGTCGGGGTTGTGGCGGTCGACGTGATCACGTCCCCTCCAAGTTCGCGGATGCCGAACTTGTAGGGCGGCCCACCGGCGATCACCTCGTTGACGATGACGGTCGACCCTTGGGGGACACTACCGAGCCCGCTCACCGTGACCAGCAACGCGGTGCCCGTCTGCACTCCTGGCACCGACTCGTCGGTGTTCATCAGGATAGGCTCGCCAGACACGCCACCTTTCGCCTGGTAGCTCAACGACTTGATCGTCTCGCCGTAGGCCTCTGTCACGCTCGGCACGGGAGCAGTGAGCGTGGCGCCCGTGGTGATGTCGACAACGACCCACTTCAAGCTCGACAGACGGCGCAACTCTCGCTCCGGGTGTTCCGGGTGCACGAGAGAGATCACGTCACCAGCTTGATCCCAGTTGAGGTCGAAGACCTGCACCGCGGTGTAGAGCGTCGGGACAGTCAGCGCGCCGTCGTATGGCTGCAGATACCAGTCGCCCGCGGTGTTCGGGTAGAGGAAATCAGAGTCGTTGTCACGCTGGCAGTAGACGACTTCACCGGCGTTGAACAGTCCGCCGTTCACCGGGACAAACGCGAGGTCGCCTTGCTTGTAGCGGTAGCTGACGTTGTGTGTGCCCGTCCCGGTCGTCGTGAGGTTGATCGCTGCGCCGCCCGAAGTCTCGGAGACCTGGAACGAGACGCCCGCCACAACGTTGACCGCGAAGTAGCTGGTGCCCGCCACCAACGGCGCCGGCAGCGTGCCGCTCGTGCCGAAGCGGAACTCGTCGCCATCTTGGAACAGGTGGTTGGCGATCGAGATGACTTCCGACGTCGTGTTGACGTCGCCCGGCGCGAAGTTCTCGGCCTCGACGTAAACACGCGGCAGTTCGCTCGTCTTGAAGATCCGCATGAACCCCGAGCCGTAGCCGGGGCCGATCGTGATCAGCGTTGGGTAACTCGCCGACAGGCTGAACTGCAACCGACGCGAGTCGAGCACCGTCACCTTGTAGTCGGTGAAGGACGCAAGACCGCCGGGCAACGAGCCGACGGCTTCGACCGTGACGCGCACCTCGTCGCCGCTCGTGAGCCCGTGAGGCCCGGCAGTGATCAGGATGCCGTTCACGTGCGAGACGATGTCGAGAGTATCGACACCCCCTAGCTCCCCAACGTCAACAGGTGTGGCCCACTTCAACGTTGCGCCTGCGGCATGGAACCGGAACACCTGCGCCCCGATCTCGATCGCATACGCTTGGTCGATGTCGTAAGTGAACGACATCAACTGCGCCGCTGTGCCTTGGCGGAAACTGCGGGCAACGAACTCGCCGCCGGGGCGTGTCCGTGCAGAGCCTTGCGGCTTGACGACCACGTTGCGTGCCGCGGCCAGGCCGGTCTGGAACTGCACCGCGTCGCCGCGCCCGAAGAACTCCGGGCTGACTTCGCCACCGGCGAACGAATACTGGTGTTTGCGTGTTCTCATCGACGCCAGCCGATTTGCTGCGATTGGGAAGTGTCTCGCGTGTGGCGGGCGTCGACCGACGCCGCGTCCTTGAACATGCCGTAGGCGCGCTTCTCAAGAGCGGCGCCGGCCTTGATACCTTCTTCCCCCTTCATCGTCGTGCGCACAACCATCGACGCCATGTAGGCCGCGCATGCGTTGATGAACGCGGCGCTGAACTTGGATGGGTCGACCTTGTTGAGCTTGTATCGGATGTAGAGGTCGGGCGATTGGTTCGCGTAGAGCACGCGCGTCGAGTCGGACCGCAACTCGATCGAGTGTTTGATCTTCACCGCCTTCATGTCGAACGCGGACATTTCATCTTCGCCGAGCCCGATCACGCCGCGGAGGTTCAGCGGCAGCTCGTAAGCGTGGCGCCAGTCGTGCGTGCGCTCGTTGGCCGATGCCTCTTCGAGCAACTCGGTGAACACTGCGAAGTCCCACGCGTGGCGATCGAGCATGTGCTCGCGCGCCTCGGGGTAGAACGCCGCAGCCAACTCGGCTTCCTTGCTGTCCGCGTCTGGTGGATACACCGAGTCGAACACGCTCGATTCACCGGCCATGCGCATCGCGAGCTTGCAGATGCGCAGCACGTTGCCGTCGTCGCCGTCGAGGTAGTCGAACAGGTTGGCCGCGGCCGACCTTGCCATGGTGTCGAGCGACACGCCCGCGTAGTGCACCTCGTCGAACAGAGTGTAAGCGTCGGTGTTCCACGTGCGACTGAACGGGTCGGCGTTCGCCAGCTTGATGATCGACTTGTTGACCGTCGCCGACTGCGGCCATTGGCCGGTCGTGCTCGTGCGGATCTGAGGGTGCAAGAAGGGCAGCTCGTCTGCTTCGCCGTCCCACAGCCCGCGCTTCTTCAGCTCGGCTCGGACGAACGCTTTGAACCTGAGCGAGTTGCCCATGTAGCGTTCTGCGCGGTCGACGGTCACCGAATCAGACTCACCTTGCGGGAAGCACACGCCGCGGATGCGCAGTTGCACGCCTTCGCGCGTGGCGGCCAACTCCGCGGCATCGAGCACGCGCAAGAACCTAGCGCGAAGCGCTGCTTCACCTGGCGCCCAGTGGTTCATCGACGCGGGGTCGAACCAGCCGATACCGCCGTTTGCGTTGGTCGGTGGAACGACAACCTCGCTGAGCGTCGACCCGCCGACAGCCAAGTCGATGACGTAGACATCCCGACCGATGCGTTCGGCGATGCGTTGCGCCCAACCCCAGTGGTAGGCGACCTTCGGTTGTTCAACATCCGGCGTCAAGCCGTTGGTCGCACCGCGATACGGGTTGTAAGTGAACGGAACACACCGCTGGTTGTTGAAGTTGAACCCTGGCGGTGCGGGGTTGTCGATGTGCAGCGACGTCTCACTGAACGTGACCCAGTGAATCTGCGCAGTCGTGCCGGTCAGACTGATCGGCGTGCCGTCGTAGGTTGCGGAGACCTGGAACGAACCCGTCGTCGAGTTGAAGTTGACGACGAAGTATTCCACCCCTTCGGTCAGCCCCGTCGGCCACACTTCGCCAGACGCTGAGCCGGCGGCGTCGCTGTAGACCTTGCGCCAGAAGCGCACGGGGCAGCCGTTGTAGAACGCCGTCGCTCCGATCGCTGGGTAGTTGCCGTCGGTCGCGAGGAACGACGTCGTGCCTGTGCCCGTTGTGATCGTGACCGGGCTCTTCGCCGGCAGACCTTGCTCGCGGCCGTTGAGTTGGCACACCGGCAGGAAGTAGGCCCACTTGTCGAACGGCACGGGTGCGCCGCCAACATCGGGCGGGAGGATCTCGAACGTGTCGTCTTGCGTGACTGCGTTCGTGAACGCTTCGGTCACGTTGACGGTCCACACGGTGCCGGCGGCGTTCGGGGTCACGTCGCCCATCGCGCGCACCTCGCCAGCGTTGGCGCCAGTGAGGCAATGCAGGTTCATGCCCGCCATCGTGCTGTCGCGGCCGTCCGGGTAGAACGCCACCTGGAAGTCGCCCGACGCGGCCGAGAACGTGATTTCGCTGCCATCCGGCGTGGCGCTGATGTATGCGCTCTTGCCGTCAGCGTCGAGCCTCACAATGTAGTAATCCGTCGCCACCGCCAGCTCGACCGGCAGCGTGCCCGTGCGTTGCAAGAAGCGGATGCGGCGGCCGAGATAGAGCGGGTGTTCGAGACACGTCACCTTGCCCGTGCCGGTGCCGAACGTAGTCTCCCACACCGACAGCGTGTAAGAGCCGACCGACGCGTTCGGGTAGTCTGCGGCGACGCCGTTGAGCGTCGCTTCGAACGTGCCGCCGAGATCGTGGTGCCCGCCGAACTGGTTGTAGAACCGCACCTGCGTCGTGCTGCCGGCGTCCATCGCCGCGACTGTGTGCGTGAACCGCTCACCCACTTCAAGCGGCGGGTCGAACGACTTGTTGGCTGTCAACGACACGCCCGGGATCGGAGACGACGCAGTGATGGTGTAGGCAACACCGGTGCGCCTGCGCGTGATCGTGACCTTCCCTGTCGGGTCAGCCTGCCAGATCATCTTCGTCTTGAACGTCGTGCCGTTCGTGATCTCGCTGACCTCGAACTCGCCCGGATACGTCGGCATCGACACCGCCGCGCCCGTGCGTTCGTAGCACGTCGACGTCGGGTTGAAGAACGTCAGGTAGCGCACCGTCGGCGACCCCTTGCCGCGGTAGTTGACCACCCGGTGATCACCGAACTCGGGGTCGGGCAGCGTGATCTCGTCGCGCGCGGAGCCTTGGTTGAAGCGCCGCGACAGCGCGACGGCTACCGGGTTCCGCAGAGCGATCTGCGGGTTTGCGTCCTCGAACCCCTTCGCGTCACCAACGGTCGTCCCGTTGCTCTGCGAAAGGTTGATCAACACGTCTTTGGTCGGAAGGGGAACAGCGATGGCGGTCATGTTGATGTCGCAGGATGTAAAGAAAAGCACGCCGCCCCCGAGCAGCGTCAGAAGCAGCGTGCGTCCCATGTCGCTTCCTTGGAGAAGTCCGGTCTAGGTCAAGTTGTTGGCGTCGAAGCGACGCGGCTTGTGCGTGATCGCATCGACCAGTCGAGCGGTCACCTTACCGGCCGTCGTGCCCGTGCAGAGGTAGAACAAGTTCAACCACCGCCACGTCAACCCGCCGTTGTCCTCATCCATGAAGTCGACGCCCGACGTCCACAACGGAAGGTAGAGCCGAGAGCCTGCCGTCAGATCCGCGAGCAGAAACTGCTTCTGCGAGATGAACCGGTGGCCTGCCGCGACGACCAACGCTTCGGTTGGGCGCAGAGCAGGTCCGGCGTCGGGCCATACGGCGAGCGCGACCGTCATGGCCGTGTCGACGGTCTCGGTGATTTCGAGTTCGATGAACTGTTCGCGGCCACCGCTCATCCCGTAGTCGAACAGGTCGGCGTAGTCGGTCGAGAGGTGGCCCACCGATGACGTCGCAGGGAACGTCGCTGGCGAGGCCAGCGACTGTTCCGAGGACATTGCGAAGGCTGCGTCGCGGATCATTTGACTTCGAACCCGCTGGCGTGGGCGACGCTGTGGTTGTCCGGCACGCCAATGCCGACGTCACAGAAGCACTTGCCGCCGGTGAGGTCGTGCGAGACCACGTAGCGTGCGAACAGGTAGCGCTGCAGCGGCGGTCGAGCCGAGTAGCGCGGGTTAGAGCGGATCAGAACTTGATCCGCCTTCGCGCCCGAGTTGGGCGTCGTCGTGTGCACGTTCGACAAGCGAAGACGTTGCAGCGGGATCTCGCCGGAGTCGGCGATGATTTCCGGCACGTGCGTGATCGTGTGCACGCCGGTGCCTGCCGTGGTGATGTTCACCACCGTCGACACGTCCGGGCTCGCACGGTCAACACCGTCGGGGGACGCGGCCAGCTTGAACGTCGTCAGCGGGTTGGCCACGATCGCCGCCGTGTCGTCGCGGTAGACGAAGAGGTGGTTGCCCGCGACGAGGCCGGCGGGGAGCGTCAGGGTCGACGCGACGGTGACCAACGTGCCGTTGGGCAAGTAGTCGCCGCTGCAGACCACGGTGTCGTCCGTAGCGTCGACGGTGAACACCTGGCCAGCCGCCACGGTGCGGGGCATCGTGATGAGCTGGAAGCGCACCGTCGCGTTCGAGTTGCCGGCGCTGAGCATCGACTCTTCGTTCATCGTGAAGACGCCGCACAGTTTGCCGTTCGCAAGGTCGCCGCCGTGAAGCGGGTTGTTGCGGTCAGCCATGTCGATCCAGCTTTCGCTGAGCAGCGGAGTCGCTGCGGCGGCAGGATCGATGTCTTGCGGGGTTTCGGTAACGACGCCGGCTGAGACCGATCGAGTTCCGGACAACCGCGTGAGATCGTCAGAGATCATGTTGTTCCTTGGTTGGTTGTTTGTTGGTGCCGGAGCCGAAGCCCCGGCGGTCAAGACCTAGCCGTCAGGCTTAGGCCGGAACGACGTCCTCTTGCGTCGACAGCGCGTCGCAGCGACGGATCGGGATGCCCATGAACGACAAGTAGTTGTCCTTCATGCCGAACTGGCCGATGGCTTCGTTGATGCGAAGAACACCGCTGCTCTTCTCCATCGCGATGCGCATCAGCGCGGTGTGAACCGTGCGGTTCATGTAGAAGGCCGGGCGGCACATCGCGAAGTTCGGGATGCGCGAGACGGCCTGCGCCATGCGGTGCAAGATGCTCGTCGTGCTGGTCGGCGCGTTGACGCCGGACAGGTCGACGATCGACGTCGAGTCGATGTTGCACACGCGCGAGACGTAACGCCAGTCTTTGACAACCACGCCGTTCGACCAGTTGTAGAGGTCGGCGTAGACCTGCATGCGCGTGCCGTCCGCCAAGTAGGCGGTCTGCTCGCCGAGGTTGCGGTGTTGCAAGCCGGCGGTCGAGCCCTCGGGGTAGGTGCAGAAGACCGTCTCGGGGCCCCAACCAACGAGCCACACCGACATCTGCGCGCCGGCAGCGGAGCCGCCGTTCGAGATGACGTTGGCGCTGTTCGGCGCACTGGTGACCGCGCTGTAGCGGCCGCTGAGGCCGAGGAACGCGGAAGAGGTGACACCCGTATCGCCGTAGAACAGCGTGGTGGCCATCTCTTGGTTCATCGCCTCCATGTGCTGCATCGACTGCATCATGCGGTGGCGGTTCACGTTGCCGCTGAGCGCGGCGGCGCGAATGTCGGTCTCGCTACGCGCTTCGAGCAGGCCGATGCCTTCGTCGACGGTCGCGTATTTCGCCTTGCTGGGCGGCGTGCCGACGTTGACCTGCGTCCAGTAGACTTCAGGCAAGCCGACGCTAATCGACACGCGGTGGTAGGTCTTGCCGTTCGCCTTCTGGAAGACGCAGTCGGTCAGGATCTCGTTCGTTTGAGAGAGCAAGTTCGCAATGACTGCGATTTTGCCCGTCGGGTCCTCCATCTTGGCGTTGTCGGCCAAGGTGAGGCGGGTGGCGTTGAGTAGTGCCATTGTTGGATCAGTCGGTTTCGTTTCGAAGGGTTACGCGTCGACCGTGCCGAAGAGCAAGTCGGCCGTTGCGTCCTGCGTCGCCATCGGGTCGGTCACGTTGACCTTCGCGACAGACTTCGCAGGGGTGCTCTTCCCGGTAGTGAACTTCCGGTCAGTGCTAGTCGCGGCACCTACGCGAGCCAAGAACCGGAGCATCTCCGGGTGGTTCACGAGCTGAGTGCCCTTCCCAACCATCAACTTCCGGAACTCCGGAGTTGCGAACCTATCGATCGCACGTCGCGCACTCTGCAGGCTGGGCTTGTATTGCGCGCCGCCGACTTCCTTGTCGGAGCGCGAAGCCTTGACCCACGATTCGTTCGCGTTGTCGACGACCGCTTCTTTGGCCTGCAGTTGAGCAGGACCCAGACGATCGACGATCTTCTGCGCTTGCTCTTGTGACAGGTTCAGTTCGTTGGCGAGTTCGCCGAGTGCTTCGACAACCGGCTCCGTGAACGTGTCGACCCCTTCCGGGATCTCGAACGATTCGTAGGTGCGCGGCTCGCTGCCTTCGCCGTCTTCGCCGCCTTCATCCGATCCGAGCGCTTCGGCAGGCGACTTCTCGCCATCGTCGGCAAGTGCGTCGGCTGCGGAGCCACTGTCATCGACAGCATCGTCGTTGCCTGCAAGCTGTTCGCCTGGTTGCTCGGACGCTGCTGGTTCCGCTTCGGGTGTTGGCTGCGGTTGGGTCTCTTGTTGACTGGGCTGCGACTCCGAGTCGTTGCCGAACAAGAGGTCTTCGGGTGCGGTGGCTTGGCCACCTTCCGCGGTTCCTTCGCTTTGATTTTCAGGATCCATTCTCGGTAATCATCTTGAGGTAGTTGTCGAGGCTCGACTCGCGTAGTTGCGATTCGAGCCACAGACCGAGTTCTTGTTTGCCGGCGTTGTTGCTCATCACCATGGCGTTCGCGTTGAACACCGGCAGCCGCATGGCGCACTGCTCAAGGAAGGCCCACGCGATGCGGCGGCCTTGCTCGTGTGAGATCAGCGCGGCGAAGTCTTCCCGAAGGCGCAGCTCATCGTCAGTCTTTCGACGACGGTTCTCGGCCGATCGGGCCGGTGCTGGTCGGGTTCGCGTCTGCGGCATGCCGGAACCCTACCACGGTTCCCGCGTCCCGCAAATGGGTCTCAATTATCGGATCCCGGATCTGGGTCACGAGACACGCGCGTGAGACTCCAGACGGCAAAGGCCCAAACTGCGGTCAGAACCGCAGCTAGGGCGTAGACCCAGTTCACGCCAGGCCAAGGGCCGAGCGGACAACGGCGCCGAAGTAGTCGAGGATCTTGGCCTCGACCGTCGCCAGACTGGCGGCCGTGAGGTTGGTTGTGGCCGACTTCACGTGCGCCATCTCGCGCTCAGCGGTCTGCGGGTCCGTCGCCGCGATCGCCGCAACGCGCACAACCTGCGTCGCGAGCGTGGTCGCGATCAGCTTGAGTTCGGGATCGGTGATCGACGCTTCGATGTCGGCGACGAGTTGCTTGAGTTCGGGAGTTGTCATTTCTCGTGCGTTCCTTCGACGCCGCGCTCATCGCGCAGCTTGGTCCGTAGGTGGAGAGTGCGTTGCGCCAGCCAAAACGCGTTGCGCCAGCCAAAACGCGTTGAGTGCGATCTCGTTCTCGGGGCACGCGAACGGCCCCTTCTGGAAGCCTTCGAGCCGGTCGATGATGATCGCGAGCAGCGCCTCGTGCGTGACGCCGTTGACACCGACCTCGTTGATCGGGCCGTTCTGAAACAGCACCGTCGAGTGCTTCGCGGGTTTGCCGTGTCGGGCTTTCCAAAGGTCAGACGCGTTGGTGTCTGAGTCGAAGCCCGTGATGTGGTAGAGATGGCACGCGCCACCTGCGCCCGGCCCGTCGAGAACTTCGATCTTCAACCGATCGTTGGCGGGGTTGACTTGGTGCCCGGTGAGTTCGCGCCAAGGGTGCGCGGGCGCTGCTACCGGAGCATCTTCGGCTGCAACCTCGGTGTAGCCTTCCTCGAACGGCTTGGCTGGCGACCACGATTCGTAGCCGTCGCTGTAGAGGATGAAGTAGCCGCCAACGAGCACCTTGTTGTTCAAGAACGGCGGCCAAGTCTTCGGCACCGTGACGAACGGTCTCGTGCCGTCGTCGCTCGTCGCATGCTCCGGGTCGAGCATCAACACGACCGAGTCTTCGTCGGACGAAACCAACACGATGCGTGCAGCTCTGATGATCTTGTGGCTCTTCCACTGCTTTAACTGGACCATCACTTCACCACCTTCTCTGCGGCTTCGAGACGCTTGCGCCACGTCTCGACGTTCAGCAAACGCAGATCCCGAGCGGGCTGGGAGAGCGACGCGTCGCCGAGCACGTAGTCGCGATACTCAGGTGCGATCGAGTCGAAGGTTGCACGGTCCGCCTTCGTGTAGACGGCGGGCGGTGTGCAAGAAGACGCGGCCAACAGGCCGCACAGAAACAGGGCGCGTTTCATGGGGTTGCTACTTGGGGAGTTTGAGACCTTTCAACGTCTGGGTCTCTTCGAGAAGTTTGTCGGCGCGTTCGGTCTCGCGCTTGGCGCGCAGCTCCGCTTCTTCGCGGCGCTTCTCGCGCTCGTTCAGTTCTTTGACGGCGCCGACGATGCCGGGGATCAGCGTAGCTGTTGCAACGCCGAGGATCACCGCTGGCATCGGGGAGTCGGGCATCAGGAAGTGCAGCACCGCTGCGGTCGCGATGCACGCGAGCGTCAGCCCGGCAAGAACGATCAGCTGCGTCACGGCGCTAACCCCCGCTTGCTTCCGCGAGCGCGACGCGCTTCAGGTGGCGGGTGAGCTGGTCCGCGTCTTCCTCGCCCGGGAGTCGGTCGGTGTTGACGGTGATCGTGACGCCTGCTTGGTTCTCGACGACTGTGGTCAGCGTGTCCATGCTCTTATCCGATGCTTGTGTTTGTGTTTGGTCGACCAACAACGCGATCTTGGCGTCGAGGCCGGCGAGCTGCTGAGTCCCGCTCGCGGCCAACAAGGCTAGCACGCCCAGCGCCCCGACGGTAACCCACCCCTGTGTTTGTCTTCGCATCCGCAAGTAGAACCTTAGCAGATGCCCAAACCTGACCGACGTTACCCACGCGTTACTTCTCGCGCTTCTCCAACGTGACGATGCGCTGCTCCAGCACCGCCACCTTCGCTGCGAGTGTGGCCAGCTCTTTGCTGTCGGCCTCGAACGCCCGCACCAGCTTCGTATTGACCTGGACGAGCTGTTCGAGCTTGGTGTTGACGCTGCCAGTCCACATCGCGCCGCCGCCGACCCCGGCGAGCATCGTGAGCAGAATGGCCCAACTGAACGTAGTGCTTTGATTCAGAGCTGTTGGCATCAGTTGAGCGCCTCGACCACCACGTTGAAGTCGGTCACGGTAATATCACGGGTGTCGGTCGCGTTTTTGACCCACACCTCGATGTAGTCGTTCTCTGCCATCGGCACAACCGCCTGCGCCATGATGTTCTCGTGGCGCCCGTTACCGTCCGTCGTCGTGAGCACTTCGCTAGATGCAACCACCGACCCATTCTTCGCGAAGGACACCCCGACTTGGGTGTTGTTTGCTGACGTCAGTGTGACCGTCGCCGTCACGCGAAACTCGCGGTTGATCGCCCCGCCATACGTCAACCGGTTGTCTACCGGCATGGTGAACTTTTGGCTCACACCCGCGTCGAGCGTGGTCACACCTTCAGTCTTGTAGTCCACGTCGGTGACGGCAACCGCGGTCACGGTGCTGTTACCCGTCATCGTCATAACGCCGATCGACGCGGAGTTTGATATGCCCTTGTTGTTGACGAACAGCGCTTTGTTGTCGCTGTAGGGGACGCCGGCAGTGTAGGTCGCACCTCCGCTGAAGTTCACCGTGTCGAGTATGTAGCTCTCCACGGGGATGGTTGCACTCACGTCCACGTCGATACCTGTAGCACCCCCGAATACAACGAAAGCTGAGTAGATGACCCGGAACCTACGAGTCGCGGTGAACGTGGCCGGCAGGTCAATCGTCGTCTGACCCGCGATGCCGACAAACAAGCACCCGTCGAAACCGACAGTCCCTATCGAACCATCGAACGTGAGATTCGCAGACGACAGCAACGCGCAACCCCGCCAGATGACGTTCCCGTAGTTAGCGATCGTGCCGACCGTCGCGCAGTTGGTGAAGTTGACCCCGTCCCAGTCGAGCGCTTGGTTGCTGTCCACCGCGTCCAAATCGAGAGCCACGTCGGCCTCGATCGTGATGTGGAGCAGGGGTAGCGTGTAGATGCTCGTAAGGAGCGCCACCCCTGTGAGCCCTGTGCTCTTGATTCGGCAGTTCTCAGAACTGTAGCCACTGATTACCGTGTTCGCGGACGCCACCAGCCGGGCGCCACCTAAGTCGACCTCGGTCACGACAAGATACGTCGTGCCTGCAGCCAACGTGTAGACCCCATTCGTAAGCGCCCCGAAGTGTCCAGGTGCTGTGACGCGAACGACTTGATCGACCGCATCTTCCTTCGACGCGTCCGTCGCCTGCAGTGTGCGCTGCGCACGCCGGGCGTCGTTCCGTAAACGATCAAACCTGTGAAGGTAGTCGCCGCGGAGCTGCTCTAGCGCTAGATCGTGCATGCTCACACTCCGACCGCCGCGTTCGGGTTGCTGTAGCCGGTGGCTTGCGTGATGGCGTCGACTGGCGCTGCGGCGGCAGCATCAGCCACGTTCTTCTGCGCTCCTGTAACCTTCTGCAGCGCGTCGGCCTGCTCAAGCGCAGCCTGTTGCTTCGCGCGATCGGCGCGGATGCGTGCGATGACCTCGGGATCCTTGAGCAAGTCCGGATCGATGCCGAGGATGTCGGCGTAATGGCGTGCCGTCTCGTCTTCGTCAAGCACGTCGAGCGCGTTCGGCTTCAAGCTGCCAAGAGCACCGATGGTCTGCAAGAAGCGGTCGATGGCGTTGATGCCGATACCGCGCTGCGCCTGCGCGAGCGGCGACACGAACTGCACGTCAAGCTCTGCGGTAGCGAGCTGCTCCGGCGGAGGCGGGAACATGCCCGCTTCGGCCAGGTAGTAAAAGATCAAGTCGATCAGCGGCTTCAACCCGTCGTCGAACAGGCGCTCCAGCATCGGGCCGAGCATGAGCAGCTTCTCTTCTTGCCGCTGTATCACCTCACGTGCAGTCATCGTCTTATCGATCTGCTGCAGCATGATGAACAAGTCGACGAACATCGTGCGACGGATGCGCATGCGCACGTCTTCGATGTCTTCGCGCAAGTGGTCGAGCTGCAGACGCGTCTCGAACAACGTGCGGATGCCCGACTCACGGCCACCGTTCGGCACCGTGGTGATGCCCCCAGCTTCGCCGTCGACCTCGTGGTGCTTCAGCGATGGCGGCACCTGCAACGGCGGGCGCGTCTGCAAGTCGATGTTCTCGCTCTTGCGTTCCTGCTCGTGCTGCAACTGGATCGCATCCCCGAGCGATTCCATCCCGGGCGAGTTCCCGTAAATATCCCCGCCGCTAACGTTCCAGCGGAACGCCAACACTGGGAACTCATCGAAGCCGCCGTCGCGCAGAAACTGGCCGCCAACGTCGTTCTCTTTCTCGGTCTCGCCCCACACGAAGTATGTCGAGCGGAATCGAAGTTGCTCTTTGAGCGCTGACCCTTCGACGTAGCGGTCATCGTTCGGTTCGATCGCATGGCACACGTGCACTTCGGTGCCGAACTCTTCGTCGTTGAACGCGCGCTTGACCCAGCCAGGGCAGTTGTCGAAGCCGAACTCACGCACGACCTGCGCGACGGTGAGTTGAAACTCGCGGTAGCACGTGTTGATCTTGCCGCGCGCGTCGGCGTCCAAGAAGTATTGGCCGGCCGTTGCGCCGTAGGCGTGGAACACCGATTCATCGTCCGGCAACAGGACGATGATCGACGTGCCACACACGGCCATCTCTTCGTAACCGCGGTGTAGCTCGTGGTAGAGATTCGAATTCGCGATCCACGCGAGCATGATCTCGTTCGCCGCGCTGAGCCACGCTTGCACAGCCGGGTCTTCGTTCAGCTCGGCTTGCTTCAAGCGCAGACGGAACCACACACGTGCCGGCGACGTCGCGCCCGACATGAGGCCGGCAGCGAGCGTGCGCACTGAGTGCAGTGGCGTGCTGTCGATGATCGTGCCGTGGCGGCGGTCGCCGACGTTGCGATCGTCGACGAAGAAGCGCCCGCCGAACGGCAGGAAGTTCTCGAACAGCAACTCGTGATGCGAACGCCAACCTTGGTTGTATTCGTTCTTGAGTTGCTGCAGCCGCTCCTGCTGGCGTGTCGGCAGCGGGCGAGGATCACGCGTATGTTCCGCGTGCTTCTGGGTGAGCGTGGCGGGCATTACTGGCCGAGCAGCGTGTTGCGGCCGAGTTGCCCGTCAGTGCCGGCCGTGCCTCGCTGGCCGGTGAGGAAGGTGTTCGATCCGCCTGGCTGTTCGGCGCCTGCGATCAGCGCGGCGATGTCAGGCTCATCGCGGTTCTGCCGCTGCAGCTCGCGCTGCTGGTCGCGCTGTTGCGCCGCCGTCTCTTGCTCGGCGCGCGACTGCTCTTCCTCTTGCTTCTTGCGGCCTGCCTTGCGCGCCCGGTTTGCTCGGTCAGCGGATACGGCCGCAGTCGTCGCACCGCCGACAGCGGCGATGGCGGACACAACAGCGGCGACGGTAGAGACAGCGTAGCAAAGCATCAGATCACCTTGACGAAAGCACGTTCGTGCAGTGTGTAGCCGAGCCGTTCGATCAGCGTGCCGGCAGGCTGCGCTTGATCTTCGAACTCGATATCGGAGAGCACGACGCGGCTGACTTCCATGTTCGCCGCCCACTGCTCAAACATCTTGACCATCTCGATCGAGTGGCGGCTGCCCCGGTGTTCGGGGTCGATCCACCACGCCAGCTCGATCGCGGACCAGTTCGACACGTCGAACCAGATCGGCACGGCGATGCCGAGCAGGAAGCCTTTCAGCTCGCCGTTGACGAAGAAGACCACACCGCAGCCATACTCGTCGTTGAGCATGGCTTGCACCGACCTCGTGACGTTCTCAAGGTTGGGTCGCGCGTTCAGCTTCAACCTGCCGATGAAGTCCATGCCGAGCGTGGCGATGGCTTCCGCGTCGTCGGGTATGGCTGGCCGCAAGTGGTGGGTCACTGGCGCATGGTGCCTTGAAATCCGCCGCGCAGCAAGACCTACCGTCGCTTCGACCTGAGCGAGCGCATCCGGTCGAAGGGGCTGACGTTGCCGTATCGGTGCTTCCTGCCGGGGTTACGGCCTGATTCGTATACCTGCGGCAGCTCGTGCTCGACGTCATCCTCTTCTTTCTCGATCACCGAGCTGAACGTGCAGGCGACCGCGTCGGCGATGTCAGGCGACCCAGCCTTCGGCAGCCGCTTCTTGATCTCGTCCTTCGCTTCGAGCACCCGACGCTCGCGTTTGTCGTAGCTGTAGAGCGGCGTCGCCAACTCCATGCGAAGCTTTTCGTCGTTCGGCAGCGCGCCGCCGCTGACGATCCAGTCGCGCATCTTCCACCACATTTCGGTGCGGTGGTTGTTGAACAGTTTGTCGTTGTCCGCCGTGCCGCCGAACGGAACTTCGATGACACTCTTGTGGCCGAGCTGTCGCAGCCTGTCGATCACGCCGGCTCCCGCGCCGCTGTCGACGAACACCGCGTCGGGTGAGTGCTCGACGATCTCTTGCGCGATGATGCGCGCGAGCTGCATGTTGTCGGCGCCGCGCTTGATGATCGGGTCGAACACCTGCAGGCCTTGGCGGCGCACGATAACGCTGCGGTCGTTGCCGAAGCGCGCCGGGTCGACACCCAACACGACCGGCGCGTGGTCGAGTTCGCCGCGACGGTAGCCACGCTCCATCGACTCGCGAATGTCGACGATGCTGAGCAACTGATCATCGCCTTGCACGTCCCAGTTGTTGAGCAGCTCGCGTTCGAACGCGGCCTCACTCATCTCGTCGCGCATCGACTCGATCTCGTCGTCGTCGACCGCGCCTGTTTCGTAGCACGTCCACGACGCGACGCGCCAATCCTTGCGCGGCTTGTCCTGCAAGTTCAGGCCGCGCATGTAGACGTCGTAGAACAAGTCGACGCTCTTGACCGTGCCGATGAACACCGCCCAACCCTTGCGGTCGGCGAGCGTCGGGCGCACGACTTCGTCCCACAGTTCGGGCTGCATCTGCGCGACCTCGTCGAGCACGACGCCGTCGAGGTAGATGCCGCGCAACGCGTCAGGGTTGTCGGCGCCGTAGAGACTGATCGTGGCTTCGTTGTGCGTGAAGGTGATGGTCAGTTCTGACTCGTTCACCTCCACCATGCCGTGCTGGATCAACTGCCGCAGGCGATGCTTCAGCCGGCGCCACACGATGCGCTTGGCTTGCTTCAACAGCGGCGCGATGTAGGCGAACGCGCCGAGCTGTTTCTCGCACCTCATCGCGTCGTGGATGAGTTGCATGATCGCCATCTCGGTCTTGCCCGCGCGGCGGTGCAAGACGAAGACGTTGAAGCGGCGGCGCCATTGGTGGCACTGCGCTTGCCACCTGCGCGGCTGGTATGCGAGTTCGATCTTCAACTAGCCTTCACCCAAGCACGCGGCGAGCTGCTCCTGCAGGTCGTCGATCTGTGCCTTCGCGGTCGCCAAGCTCTGCTCGACCGCTAGCTTCTCGGCGAGCAGGTTCGCATACGCAACGCCGCCCGGGCCGTCATATTCGCGTAGCGTGGCCCAGGCGACGTCGCGCTGCACGACCAGTGCAGCGATCTGCTCCGCGGTGAGCGTCATGGCCGCGCTCTAGCCGTCGACGAGATCGCTGTCGCCTTCGGTGGTCGACTCGGGGTCGGCGGCGGCCTCGATCTGCGCGATGATGTCGTCGCGTTCCTTGCGCAGCGCGGTGTTGATCTCGTGCAGCTCTTCGTTCTCTTTCTTGGCGCTTGCGAGCTTCTCGGTCAGGCGCGTCACCTGCTTCGCGAGGTTGTTGATCTGCTGGGCTGGCGTTGCGCCACTGGCGGGGAGTTGGTTGGTCATTGCATCAAGCCTTCTGAGTCCGTGTCTGGGTTTG